TCTTATTTTCAATTTCTTCCTTTATCAGACTTCCCACACTTGAAAAGTGCGAACATAAAAATAGTTTCATCAATATTCTCCTTTATAAATTACTATTTTTACATATCTTATCATAAAAAATAGTTTTTTTCAATTAAATAAAAAAGATATAATTATTAATTTTTCTTCAACAATTATATCTTTATATCATTATTCTAAAGTTAATGGAATTACATTTATATCAGCAAGATTTGTAAGCATTTCTCTCATTCCAAGCCTAAATATTTCTTTTTGTTCAATAGAATCAAGTTGGCTTCCCAAATTTAAAAGTTTCTGTATAACTTTCAATTCTTCATAGTTTAAAATTTCAATTTTTCCATCTTCAACAAGATTTTCAACTTTAGGATTATCTTCTTTTAGTTTTCTTACTTGACTAATAAGTTCTTTGTATTCAGGTTTTTTCATTAAATATGTTACTCTATATTCTTCAACATAATCAAAAAATTCATCAGAACATTCATTATAAAAAGATTTTCCTTTCATTTTATTTTTTTCACTAAAATTTTTTGTTTCTTTTTTTAACATATCTGCATCACAAAAACCAAGTTTGTAATAATTTCTACACCAGAAGTCCATTTCTAGAAAAAGAGCATTTTCAAAATCTTTTAGTAAATCATTAATTTGTTTTATTTTTGAATCATCTTCTATTTTTAATTCATTAATAAAATTCTTCAAATTTTTTCTTTTTTCAGATACCTCAAATTTTTCTGTCTCCTTTGTCAACTTCTCGCTAAAACATAGTTCATAGTTTTCACTCCTTATGTCATATAATTCGTTAAAAACTCCATCATTAAAATTATTTATCATTTTTATTTCCTCCTTTGTTGTCATAATATAGTATTTGCTTTTAAAATAAAAATGTGTGATTTATCTAATTGGGTCTTTATCATAGTCTTGACTTTTCAAATTATCATCTTCCGACTTTTCATCATCTTCCATTATAAAGTTTTCTTTCTCATCTAGTTTTAATAATGCATTTACTCTATCTAATCTAGTTGATTTTTCTTTTAATTCATTTTCTTTATCAAATGGAATTTTTACATCAATTTTTGCATTTTCAAATTGCTTTTTAGTATTTTCTAATTCATCTTTATTTTCTTCAAGTTCTTTTCCAATATTAGATAAAGCATTATCAATTCTAGTTATATTTCCGTAAATGTCATTTCCTAATGAAATTTTGTATTCAGAATTTCCTTTTAAAAATAATTCAAATTCTTGTTTTGCAACATTTATTTGTAATTCTAGTTTCATTCCTCTATATTCTCCTATTTCTTCTAATTCTGAATTTTCTTTTGTTTTACAAATTTCTAATATTGCTTTTCCTGCCATTTCTTTTTTATTATATTGTTTACCTTTTAATGTCATAGGAGAAAATTTTTCTTCATTTTCTATATTTGTATTATTTTTTACTAAATTCAAATCTTTTTCAATACCTAAAACCTTATCTTCTAATTCTTTTATTCTATTTGGATAATATTTTACTATCATATCTTCAAGTCTATATATTTCACTTAAATAACTTTGCTTTAATAATTTTAGTTTTGCAACATCTGTATCTAATTGAGTTTTTTCTAGAATTAAAGGATTTCCTGCTGCTAAAGCTTTTATTTCAGCATAGCTTAATGCTTTTTCATCAACATCTTCAGCACTTCTGACAGGTGTTCTTGATGTCATTATTTGTGATATAAATTTCTGCTTTGTTTCCACTAACTGAAACAAATATGCATCAAAAGTTTTTTCTGTTACATAAGTGTAAATATATACAACATCATTTTCATTTCCTTGTCTAGGTCCGTCTACCGATTTCTTTGAGTTAAATCTGAAGGTCGCCACGGACAGTCTAAATGATGAAGTGCAATTATTTTATTTTGGCAGTTTGTTCCTGCTCCCATTTTTGCAGTAGATCCCATTAAAACTCTTATATTTCCAGCTCTTACTTTTGAAAATAATTCTTGTTTTTGAGTATCATTATTTGCATCATGTATAAACGCAATTTCGTTTTCTGGTATTCCTTTTTCAATTAGTTTTCGTTTTAAATCTGTATATACATCTGTAAATTTCCATTCTTTTAGCTTCCATTTTCCGTCTACAAGTTCCATCTCATAAGGATTCTCCATTGTGCCTGTGTTTTTGGGTGTTGACAAATCACAAAATACTAATTGAGTTGATTTTTTTTCTGCAGTTTCTTTCCAAATTCTATAAATATTTTCTGCACACGAATTAACTTTACTATTTTCAAAGTCTGGTAACATATCATTTATTAATCTCTGGTCTAATGCTAATTTTCTTCCCTCATTAGTAATTTTAAGCATATTGTCATCTTTAGGGTTTACATCTCCCCTTTTTATATCTTCTGCTCTTTCTCCTAATTTTTCTACCATTTCTTCTTGAATTGAACTTGGTTTTACAACTATCGTTTCAAACTTTACTTTTGGAATAGGCAAATTCAAAGTATCTGATGTTTGTATATCAGCTACTTCTTTGAATAATGCCATAAGTTCTGGCAAATTATAAAATTTTGCGAATCTTGTTTTTGTCCTATAACCTGTTCCGCGCGGGATTAAGTTCTAGTGCAGATACAGTCTTTCCAAATGTACTTGCCCAGCTGTCAAATTGTAATAGTCCACTTTTTTCTAATGTGTTATATTGCAAATAGCGTTGCATTGTATATAATTCTACCATTGAATTTGAAACAGGTGTACCAGTAGCAAACACAACACCTTTTCCACCTGTCAATTCATCTAAATATCTACATTTCATAAACAAATCAGAACTTTTTTGTGCTTCAGTTTGGGCTATTCCTCCAACATTACGCATTTTCGTGTATAAATATAGATTTTTAAAACCGATGCGCTTCATCAACAAATAATTTATCTGTTCCTAGTTGTTCAAATGTAACAACAGAATCTTTTCTTGAATTATCATTTAATTTCTTTAATTTTTCTTCAACTTTTTTCTTACTTTTCTCAAGTTGTTTTATAGAATAATACTCAGCACCATTTTTCTTTAAATCATCTATGCTCAATGTTAAAGCATCTATTTGTTGATTTAAAAAGTATGCTTGTCTTTCTTGTGATAATTGTATCTTTTCAAATTGAGAATGTCCCATTATTATTGCATCATATTGTCCAGTTGATATCTTACTGCAAAATTTCTTTCTATTATTCATTGCAAAATCTTTTTTACTTGTTACTAATATATTGGCAGATGGGTATAGTTGTAAAAATTCACTTGCAAATTGTTCAATAATGTGGTTTGGAACAACAAAAAGAGACTTATTCCAAAGTCCCAGTCTTTTTCCCTCCATTGCTGCAGCAACCATTTCAAATGTTTTTCCAGCTCCGTACTTCGTGAGCTAACAAAGTATTTCCTCCATAAAGTTGTCTTGCAATAGCATTTATTTGATGTTTTCTTAATGTTATTTCTGGATTCATTCCAACAAAAGTTATATATTTGCCATCATATTCTCTTGGTCTTATACAATTAAATTTATCATTATAAATTCTAACTAAATGTTCTCTTCTTTGTTGGTCTTTCCAAATCCATTCTTCAAATTTTGTTTTTATTATTTCTTGTTTTCCCTGTGCTATTGCCGTTTCTTTTGCATTTAATTTTCTTTCTTCTTTACCATCTGAATTTATTACATTATCAAATATTTGCACATCTTTTAAATTTAATGTTTTTTCAATAATTTGGTAGGCATTAATTCTTCTTGTACCATAAGTTGTATTTACTCTGCTATTTTTCCAATCTATATTTTTTCCAGTAATATTCCAATCTGATGTATAATCGGAATAATTTACATTTATGTCATTTCTATATTGCTGTGGTGTTTCTAATAATTCATACATAAATAGCTCTATATATTTTGTAGGAATCCATGTGCTACCTAGTCTTACACTTATTTCACTAGCTGACAAATCTTTAATTTTTACACTTTCTAATCCTTTTACATTTACTTCATATTCTGAATTATTTTGAGCAAATTCTTTAGCAATTTTTAGTTTTTCTCTAACATTGCCACTCAAATATTCATCTGCTGTTACATATTTATCCAACATAGGATCTTTATAAATACTACTCTCTAATTCTTTAATAAGTTGTTCTTCTGTTTTTCCTGTCAAATTGCACATATATTCTAGGTCAACACTTGCTTTTTCTGATATAGACGAAATTAAAGCATCTATACTATTATCTGCTTTTGATATTTTTACATGAGGTTGTATAGTCCTTTTTGAAAACATATCTGCTTTTCTAATAAAGTTTTTGTTTTCATCAATAATTTCTAATGAACAAAGTAAATAATAACTATCATCATCTGAAAAAGCAATTTCATTTCCTCTGCTATTTATTAATCCATATTTTTTTGAAAAATTATCATATAGTCTATTTAGTTTCTGTTGTTCTGATGTTATTTCAAAGTCTGGTGCATCATCTATTTGTAAATCTATTATTTTTCTAACACAATCACGAATTTCTATCATACCTTTTATTCTGTTAAGTGTTGTAATAGGTTTGTCTTGTAGATACATTAGGCTATTTTCTCTATAATAAACTTTATTATCAACTTCTTTATATGAAAAGTTTCTGACATCTGGTGTTGCTGGTATTGATATTTCCTCATCATTACTTATTTCGTCTATTTGAATATTATCTATTTCTGCATTTATATTTGCTATTGCATTATCTAATTGATTTTCAAATGTTTCATTATATATTGGGCTACAAGTAGATTCAGGTCCAAATCTTCCAGAAGTCATTTTCATTTTTCCTAATATCATCTCTGGATGTTTAACAAAATAGCTATTCATTTCTATTCCATCTTGATTTTTATCTAAATGTACCCAGTCATCTTCAATATCTGTAATTTTATCTCTTTTCTTTAAAAATATAATATCTGATGTTACTACCGTTCCAGCATTATCTTTAAATGTATTATTAGGTAGTCTAATTGCACCTATTAATTCTGCTCTTTGACATATATATTTTCTAATCTTTTCATTTTGTTTGTCCATTGTTCCCTTTGATGTAATAAACGCAATAATTCCATTTGGTCTAACTTTATCTAAAGTTTTTCCAAAAAAATAATCATGTATTAAAAAATTATTTTTATTATATCTATTATCTGAAAGCTTAAAATCTCCAAATGGTACATTTCCAAGAGCTACATCAAAAAATGAATCTGGCAATTCTACTTCTTCATACCCTTTTACTGCTATTGTGTTTTTTTGATATAATTGTCTTGCAATATTACCTGATATTGTATCTAGTTCTACTCCATACATTTTGCATTCTTTTAGTTTTTCTGGTATTCTACCAAAAAAGTTTCCTACTCCGACAACTTGGCTCTAATATGTTTCCTCTTTCAAGTCCCATTTGTTCTAGTGCTTTATATATAGCGCTTATTACAATAGGTGGAGTATAAAAAGCTGTTAATGTAGATTGTCTAGCCTCTGTATATTCTTTTTCAGTTAGTAATTTTTTTAGCTCGTTGTATTCTTCAGTCCATTCAGTATTTTTAGGATCAAAAGCTTCTGCTAATCCTCCCCATCCGACATATTCTGCAAGTATTTTTTGTTCTTCTTTTGTAGCAAATCTATTTTCTTCATCACATTTTTTTAGTATTTTAATTGCTTCAATATTTTTTTGAAATTTTTGTTTTCGAGTTCCTACACCTAAATCATTATTCTCAATGTGATAATTATTTCTTTCCTCTAATGGTATTTCTGGATGCAAATCAAAATATTCGATTCTATTTCTTCTCTTTTGTTTTATATTTGCTTTTAATGCTTTTGGGTCATTATTTTCTATTATTATATTTTCTTGTTTTATTTCATCGTTTTCATTTTTTTCGTTTTCTTTTTCAATATCTAGTAATCTTTTACCTGTTCTTAATTTATCATTTGCAGGATTTTCTTTGATTTTTTTATCAAATTCTTTTCTAGGCATTTCTTTTATAAATAAAGGAAATTTTGTATCTGCTAGTTTTACGATATTATCATTAATTGATAGTATTTCGTATTCATCAATTCCAATATAAACAATGTTTCCATCTTTAAATTCATAATATGGCAATCTTTTTTCAAGTTCATTTAATAACTCTTTAGCCTCTGGCAACATTTCATCATCTGACTCAAATTCTTCAATTGTTGTTTTGAAGAAATCGATATAATTTTTTATATTTATTTCATCTTCAATATCTGCTCTAATTAATTCAATATTATCTTGTTCTGTATTTCCTGTAGGAGAATTATCTAGATATGAATAAAAATCATAATCTTTTATAAAAGAATGTATTTTATCTGCTAATTTATAATCTTCATCATTTAGTGTATCTTCTTGGGGATTGTGATGTATTCCGTTTGCATCTAGCCAGTCATTGTATTCATCCTTTTCTTGTTCACTCAAATATCTATCTGTAGAAATTAATTCGCTAATTCTTTTTGCAACTTGTGTCCACTTTAATAGATACTTTCTATTTGTTTTAAATTCTTCAAATGTTATGCCTTTACTATCGTGATTTTGAAACAATTCCTCTATTTCAATTGTATGGCCTCCGATGCTATATTCATTTTTTAGAAAATCTGCATTTTTTATATTAGTTTCGCCTTTTAGAAATTGTTGATATATTCTAAATTTTCCATTTTCAAAACCACTACCTCTTTGTAAATCATTATCAATAACTTCTTGAGGTACAAAAAAAGCAGGTGTATTTTCAACATCTGCTATATTCTGTTTTTGTTCATTTTCAGTTGGTATTTCAAAAACATCATTTATTTTATTTGTTTGAGCATAAGATATACAATATTCAACAAAATTATTCCATTGCAAAAAGCATTTTTCTGTTCTGTTAAGGTAATTTCCTTTCCATAGATAAATACCATTATTATACAGCTTATATCCTACTCTATCATCATTTATAGTAAATTCATTATATTCTTTTCCAAAAGTTTCAAGTAAAAATTCTCTTGTTTTTTGATTATCTTCGACATTATTATTTAAAAATTCTACTATTTTTTCTTCATTCAATTTGACTTTTGGGGCATTCTTTATAATACTAATAATAGTATAATCATCACTAAATGATAATATATTGTCATTTTCATCAGTCCATTCTCCTAATTGAAAATCAATTCGTTCATTATTTGTTCTTCTGCTATCATCTTGTAGTTGTTCATTAGCCCAGTCCATTTCATTTGGTCTTTCATCTTCAATTCTTCGTTTGTCCCATCTTGTATCGCCATTTTCTCCACTATCTGTTTTATCATTTTTGTTGCTTGGTCTTGTATTTGTGATAGGTGTAAAACTAATTCGTTGTTCATCACTAATATTGTGTATTCTGCTTTCTTCTGTGTTTTTAGATAATGTAGTCTCATTTTTGCGTATTTCCCATCTGGAATTTTTTCTCTCTCCATCACTAGATTTGGTATATTGTAATCTCCCATTTTCGTGTATGTTATTTTCTCCATAATCAATTCCTCCCTCATTTTTTTCTTTATCATTAGTATAGTTTAAATTTTGATTTTTAACAAATGTGTGATTTTTGTTTTTTTCTTCAATTTGTAGATTTTTTATTGTTTTTGCAATTTCTCTTAATCCCATTTCTGCAATATCACTTACTGCTTGACCTAAAATTGTTATTAAATTTTCACTATTAAAATATTTTATATATTCAAATTCTTTTATATCAATTTTTTCTCTTGCATTAATACCACATCTTGTCATCATCATATAGGAAACACTCGCCCAAATACAAGGAACAAACAAACTATATAGTTCATCATCTGTATATTGTTCAAATTGAGTTTCTTTAATATATTTTTTTATAGTTGATATATAATCTTGAATATTATCAGTTACCATATTATAAGCATTAAGAGTAATTGATGTAGAAAGTTCTGAATTTTCACTTTCTGCTCCAAATGTAGTATCTAAAGTTTCTATAATGTCTTGTTTGTATTTTTCTTCAACACTCCATAATTTGTATGGTGTTCCCTTATAATTATGAGTATCAGATACATCAAAAACCAATTTAAAAGGATATTTACTATTTTCATCATTATCAAATATAAATATTCCATTTGCATTCTTGTTTACCCATCTTCTTACTTTATTATTCCATGTTGTGATATCAGCACAAGCTGTTGCATCAGGTCTTTGTGCATAAATTAAAATTTGATCTGCAAAATCGTATTTAAAATTCCAACTACTACTATCTAAAAATGAGAGCCAGTTTTCTTCTGTTTTAGTTATTTCATATAAGGTTTCTTTATACAATTTTCTTGTTTCTGTTATTCTTCCCATTTAAAACCTCCCTTCTTTATTATTTAATTCATATCAATAAAAAAATTCCATAATCCTTTTGTTTCTATTGCATCTTGTATAATCCATATTGTTTCTATGTCTTTTAATGTTACGTTTGGTATATCTTCATTTTGATTTATCTTTTTCAATTCAGATACTTTCATATTCAAAACATCTTTTTCGTTTGCCATACCTATACTTTTTAATTTTTTTATTAAATTCTTTTTATTTTTAGAGCTATTTTCCGACATTATGCACCTCTTTCACAAAAAATAACCTTACTTTAAGGTTTTACTTAAAATAAGGTTTTCTATTGACTTTTTTATTAAATTTGTATTATAATAGATATAGGAAATGACAATTCCGTAAGATACGGTTTTGCCACGAAAGAGTTTTTTTATAAACCATTCGTCTCAGCAAAAGCAGAATGGTTTATTTTTTATTTATGTAGTTGCTTATCAACCCAGTTCTTATAAAGAACTGCAATTAAGGCAACGTTTAATGTTAAAGATAACATTAGCAATATTACAAAAAATAGTATTACTTTAACCATAAACATCACCACCTTTCCTACGATGTAATCGCAAAATTGGTGGCAAAACCGTTCCACTAATCATCAATTTCCTATGCAAATCATTCTACAATATTTTTTTAATTCTGTCTATAATATTTTTGATTTTTATTTATTTTTCTTTTTTCTACTTTTTTTCTTATAATCATAAATAAATGCTCCAGCAAGTGATATAGCAGATAATCCTCCAATTAAGGCAAATATTTCTGTATGTCTATTATCTCCTGTGTTTGGCACTTCAATTATATCATTTTCAAAATCAATACTATATATTGAATCATTTTCTTCTATTAAATTTCCATCTGCAAATACTCCATTGTCATTTATTTCAATATTTACTATTTTATTTGATAATTCATATCCCACTGGTGCTTTTATTTCTTTTATATAGTATTTTCCATATCGTAATTGATCAAATACAACATATCCATCATTTTTATTTGATTTTACTTCTTTTATCAAATTATTACATTTTTCATCTTCATAGATTCCAAATGCAAATTTTTCTTTTATTAATTCTTTGGTTTTACTATCTATTTTATTTAGTTTGATATTTTTTAATATCGGCATATCTTTCATTTCAATTTTTTGAGTTTCTTTATCAGTTGTAACTACAAATTCAATTTTTTCAGTTGTTTCATATCCATAAGGTGCTGTTTTTTCAATCAATTGATATTTTTTGTTTTCTTCTAATCCTGTTACTTTGTGTGGCTCTTTAGTAGAAATCCATTCATCTATAATATTTCCATTTTCATCAATTACTTGAAGTTCTGCACCCTCAATCTCATCTCCAGTTACTAAATCTGTTTTCGTTATTTCCACTCTTTTGTCTATTAAAACAATGTCTTGTGTTTCTTTTCCATAAGTTACTTCAAATTCAACATCTGTTGCAATAACAAATTCATCTGGAGCATATTCTTCATGTAATATATATTTTTCTCCTTCAGTTAGTCCTTTTATATTGTGATTTTCCTTACTAGAAACCCATTCGTCTATCACATTACCATCTTTATCAAATACTTTGATTTTAGCTCCCTCAATTTCATTACCACCGATATCTTTTTTTGACATTGTAACTATTTTATCAATCATTTCTACCTTTTGAATTTCCTTTGTATTTTCAACTTTAAATTCTACTGAAGTTGCTTTTGTATATCCATCTGGTGCAATTTCTTCGTTTAATTTATATGTTTTTCCTACAATTAGTCCTTCAATTTTATGATTGTCTTTGCTTGATGTCCAAGTATCTATAATTTTTCCATTTTCATCTGTAACTGATAATTTTGCTCCTTCAAGTTCATCATCTCCAGTTATTGATTTTTTTGAAAATTCAAATATTGTTGTATCATTTGAGATATTTTCTTTATCTTCATATACTTTTCTTATTAAATCTTCTTGTTCAAATTTTATTTCATATTTTGTATCATTTAAAACAAGTCCATCTAATGTTTTAGTTTCTTCAAGTTCATAAGTTCCAATTGGTAAATTTTCAACTTTTAGATTTCCATTTTTATTCAAATTATAAGTTCCTATTTCTTGACCTTTTGAATAAATCTTACTTCCATCAGCATTATCAATAATATCTTCCTTTGCAATTAGTTTAAATTCTATACCAGACAAATCACTTGTGTCTATTATTGATGTATCTATATTTTCTCTTAATGCTATTGTTTTGTCTATCATTAATGTTCCTGTTGGTTGTTCATTTTTTATTGTTACTTCTTTTATGAAATCTTCATCTTGATCTTTATCATAATCTCTTATTCCTTTTATATCAAAAGTTACTGGTGTTTCTAATTGTAAAAATCCTTTTGGTGTGTTTATTTCATAAATAGCATAACTTCCTACTGGTAGTTGTAAAGGTGTAATAACAGTACCTTTATCATCATTATTAGTAGTATAGCTCTTTTCTGGAATAATCATATTATCTGCATTTGTTGTAAAAGAATTATAAGTTGTACTACCAATTTTTTGTGATACAGATTCTCCCTTTTTCCAAATGATTTTTCCTGTTGCTCTGTCATAAATATCTTTTGTTGCCTTTATTTCAAAAGTAGTGCTTGATAAAGTAACAATTTTATCTGTTTTTAAGTCTTTTTTTATTAATTTTATATAAGCCTCTAATTGCTCATTATTTACTACTATATGTTTTGTCTTTTTTGCAACATCTTGTATTTCAGTTTCATCATCAGTAATTGAAAAATAAAAATCACTAGCACTTTCATAATCTTTAGGTGTATTTGATTCTTTTACAATGTATTTTCCATATGGTAGATTTTTTTGAGTATAGGCATTTCCATCTTTATCTGTTATTAAGACATCATAAGTTGGAGCAATTTTTTGTGCTTGTGCGACTCTTTTAGCATCTACTTTTACTTTATTTCCATTTTCATCTATACCATTCCAGATTTCCTCATAGCTATAACCTGCATCAAGTGCCTTTTCTACTGCACTATTTAGTTTAATTGTAAATTCAGCACCTGCTAATCCAGGAGTTTCTCCAGAATTTTCTTTTATTCCAGATTTAAAGATATGAACTCCCATCTTTTTTACAAGTTCATTACTTGTTGTTGTATTTGTAATTACTTTAGTGTATTGGTCTTTATATTCTAAATTTATTGAATATTCTGTTTTGTCTAGTAAATATCCTTTTGGTGCTACATCTTCTTTTACTAAATATTTTCCAAGTGGTAATTCTTCAATAGGAGTAGTTTTTCCATTTTTGTCCATTGTTCTAGTTGCTACTAAATCTCCTTTTGAATAATATTTTTTAGTTTTTGCCACATTATATATATCTTCGTCTGCATATACCTTATATACTGCATTTTCAAGAGTTGCATCTCCTTGAGCCATGCTTCCTGTTTCACTATCTTTTTTAACTATTTCAATAGTTCCTGTTGGTTCTGTATTTATAACACCCTCTATTTTTAATTCAACAACTGGTGTTGTAGAATTTACATATTTTATATCGGCATTAAATATAGTTTCATTTAATAAATATCCTTTTGGTGCTTTAGTTTCATAAACAATATATTTTCCAATAGGCAAATCACTTATCGTTGCTATTCCATTACTATTAGATGTAATTTTTGCAACAGAATCTCCTTTTGAATAGTATTTTTTAGTTTTAGCAACATTATAAATATCTTCATCTGCTTTGACTTCAAATTCAGCTCCTGCAATTTTATCATTATTTGTACTCAATTTATATATTTTAATTTGACCTGTTGGCTCATTGTTTCTAAATGTAACATTTGCAGTTTGACCTGCAACAACATCTACTTTCTGTATGGATGTATCTAATAAATAACCTGTTGCTACTGATTTCTCTTTAATGTAGTATATCATTGGTTTTAATTTATCATATAGTATTCTTCCATCAGTTCCTGTTGTTGCTGTTTTTATCAAATCTGTGCATTCTGCATTTCTGTATAATTCAAAAACACAATCAGAAACCGCATTGCCCATATTATTTGTTTTTAATAATGCTATTTTTCCACTTTGTACTTCTACTGAAATGTTAAAATTTGATGGATCTACATAGTTTGAGAACATTAAGTTTTGTACCGCACCATTATTAAATTGAAAATATACATAGTTTCCCATTGTAGAACTATCATACTTTCTTCCATTAGGCATTAATTCATAAATTCCATAGTTTTTTGAGACAAAATTAGCATTTGTTTCATTTGTATCTGCTGATACACTTATATTCAAATCATTACTTCCTTGTGTGTGTGAAAATGTAACACCATTTATATTATGATTAAAACTTTCATAATGAGCTAAAACACCATTTGAGTCATTTAATGTTGTACTTTCTCCAATGTTTACTTTAACATTCATTCCATTTATTGATGTATTTCTATGATATTGATTATAAGCTGACTCTGTTTCATTTAGCCAATTTGTATAAAGTCCACTTGACATATAATTTGACTTCCACGAATCTCTTGAAGGACATTTCATATTTCCGTCGATATTGTTTTTAATATATTCCCATACAAATTGTTGAGTGCAACAAGCATCTTTTTTTGCACTAGCATTAGTTGGAAGTCCCATTCCATGTTTTGATGTATAACCAAAATAAATATATTCTGCTATTTTTTCGTATTCACTTCTTTGTGCTTTATATTGTGTTACAAAATCTCCATTAAATGAATAAGAGCTACCATTAGGAGATTTCATTCCGTATTGGGTACAAAACAACAAATATGTTGTGCCATCATAATTTGAATAATGTAATTCATGACCATATTCTGTTAAACTTCCAGATATAACTCCAAATTGAGCGTCACTATTCATATCAGTAATAAATGCAGCAAATGCATTTATTGGAATTGATGAAAGTAAAATTAATACCAACATCAATATTGAAACTAACTTTTTTGTTTTATCTTTCATATTTTTATTCCTTTCTTTCCATCAAAAAAAGAAGCTTATAAGCCTCTTTAAATTGAATTTATTTTTAATCTTGTATTGCCCAAAAATAATATTTTCCACAAGCACATTGGTTGACTTTATAATGTGAAGATAACCAATTTTTAGTATATTCTTCATAAGCATTAAATGCATCATTCCAAGTATCATAATACCCATGTTCATTTGTTCCATCTCCTGCAATATGTTTTGAACCACCCTCAAAGCACCATTCAGACTTTATTTGCGTTTTTTCTTCTTGCTTTGTCTCCGTTTTTGTTTCTGTTTTTGGTTTTTCAGTTTTACTTGTGTTTTTTTGTTCTGTTTTACTGTCTTTTGATGTAGTTGCAGGTGTTTCTGACTTTTTGCTTATTTGAGAACTTTTGGTATTCTGTTTGCTCGTTGTGCTTTTATTTGAATCTGCTTTACTTGAAATTGTAAATTCGTTTTTTGGCTTTTCAGTATCATCTTCTGCTTGAGGAGCAATATCATTATTTTGCATATTACTCTCTGCAATATTTTCTTCTACGGGTATTTCAACAATAGTCTGTGCTTCTTCATTTTCAATTTCTGTTTTTTTGCTTTCATCTATGACATCATTTTCCGCAATAGTCTGTTCATCTTTATTGTGACTAAAACACACCTTTAAGCCTATACCGAAAATAATTGCAAATATTGTAATAGCTATGCTTATTATTTTTATTTTTTTCATATCTACCAACTCCTTTACCCTAATTTTAAAGTGATTTTTTATTTCTAGCAAATGTGTGATTTTATATATAATTTTTATAAATATATAATATATTACTTTTCAGTTAGTATATAGCTAGTATAAAGGGGTGGATTGTAAGGAGGGGGAAAATAAAAAAAGCATATACAACTTTTTATTTGTGCATATACAAAATTCTTATTTTTATTATCTATCATACTTTTTTAATTCTTTTTCTTTTTGCCATTTTAATTGATAATTTTCTAAAAGTTTTACAATTATCTTTTGCATTTCGGTTGGTGTATATTCTTTTGGAAAATACCCTTTTACTTTATCTACACTAAATTTGATGTTTTCTTTTTGATTTGGCTTTTCTTCTGATAGTATTCTATCTATATCGTCATCTGTTAAATTTCCATCTGCACTTAATTTTTTTAATTCTCTTGCTTGTGGATGTGATGGAAATACCTCATTATATTCCATTACTTCAAAGACATATTCCTGCTCTGATTTTGTTAAATATGATATTTCAACTGCTGGTCTCAATTTCATTTTTTCATCATCAACTAATTGCAATAGTTCTGGTATCAGTTCGGTTAGTCTAATATATCTTCTGATTTGGTCTTGGCTTTCTCCCATTTCTTCTCCTAAAATTTCTCTTGAAGTTTTTCCTTCTAACTTCTGTGCCGTTGGCACAGAAGTTGACAAGTCATTTCTTCTTCCTTGTCTTTTCATTGCCTCTAACTTCATTTTATAGGCAAAAGCTTTTTCACTTGGCAATATTCTTTCCCTCTGTTTATTACTATCTACCATATAAATAATAGCATCTTCATCTGACATATCTCTAACTATTGCAGGTATTTCTTTTATTCCTGCAAGTTCACAAGCCCTTTTTCTTCTGTGACCTGAAATCATTTCATAAGTTCCATCTTCTTTAGTTCTTACTATAACTGGGTGTATTACACCATTTTCTTTAATGTTTTCGACAAAATCTTCCATTTCTTCATTTTCTTTTACTTGATAAGGATGATTTGGAAAATTAGAAATAGAAGAAACTGCTATTTTTTCTACTTTTTCTAACTTCTCGGCATCTCTTTCTTCTTGTGTTGTAAAGAAATCATCTATCTTGGGAAAGTGCATTTTTTCTTCTTTCTCTTTCATTATCTTTCAAAACCTCCTTCGCAAATAATGAATAAGCCTCTGTGACTTTACTATTTTTGTCATAGGCTATTATACTTTTTCCTTTTGATGTAGTTTCTGCTGCTTTAATAGCAAATGGAATATTGGTATCATATATTTTCACAACATTACCAAAATTATTTATGAGCTCTTCCTTTATAGCACTCGGCAATTTTGTTCTACTATCAACCATAGTCATTAGAATACCACCAACTTTTAACTCTTTATTTAGCTGTCTTTTTACTTTTGCAACAATATTTAATAAATTTCCCATTCCTCTTGCTGATAAATACTGACTTTGTACTGGTATAATTACTTCATTGCTACAAGCTAAAGCATTTGTAGTTATCATATTTAATGACGGCATACAATCAATAATTATAAAGTCATATTTATCTTTCAAGTCCTTTAAGCAACCATCTAGTGCATATTCTCTTTTCATTGCATTCATAAGTTCAGACTCAACCATTGCTAATCCTAAATTTGACGGTATTAAATCGACTTTTGTATATTTTACTAAAAAAATTGTCAAGTCGCAAAATACCAACATTTCCCCGTCTTTTCAATACTTTGCGACCTGTTTTTAATTCCATCTAGTTTCAACTAAATTCACCCTGTTAGTAACATATTAGTAACAATTATTATAAGTTCCAATTAAATCCATCCTTTAATCCTTGTTGGTAAATTTTAGCTGAGTATTTCTTAAATATATGTAATAATATTTTATCGATAATGTTCATTTCTACTTTACCTCCTTTTTTATTTTTTGGAGATATCTCTTATTCTATTTTACCACATTATGTTACCAAAAATAACTATTCTCTATGATAGGTATATACCTTTGAACTTATTGACACTACTTGGTTACAAAATTCGACAAATTTTGACAAAATACTACATTTTACTATTTTTTACTATCATTTACTATATTTATTTAAGGTTATTTACTAAACTGTCCATATATTCTTCTTCCGCATAATTTAAATTATTAGTATATGTTTCTATGTTTTTCTCCTTTTCATCTATATATAGCCTTAAACCATTATAGTCCTTTCTCTCCATAAACCATTTTACTTTATTTATGATTTCTTCACACATTTTCAATTCTTCCATATAATCACCAATGAAATTATACCAAATTTACCTATTTTGCACAATAGTTATATTACATATCACTCAAAGCAAGCATAGTTAAAATCTAGATACATTCATAGTAAAATAGATATATTAGATAGGAGGTGATTTATTTGATATATGTAAGAGTAAATGAAATATTAAAAGAAAAGAAAAAAACGAAGTATTGGTTTGTCAAAAATATGGAATGTAGTTACCAATCACTTAGTCACCTAATGGATAACAAAACTATTGCTATTCATTTTGAAACTTTAGAAAAAATATGTGATGTTCTTCAATGTGAACCTGGAGATGTCATTGTAAGGAAAAAAACTAGAAAGAAGGTAAAAAAGGATGAGCAAACTAATGAAGCAGTATAACGAACTAAAAAAAGAAGATGCATCTTCAATTTATTTGTTCAGAGTTGGAATCTTTTATAACATAATAAATGAAGATGCTAAAATCATCAACGAGAAACTAGGTCTAAAGCTCACAGATTTGGGGCCTAATATTTCAAAATGTGGCTTTCCTATTTCTCAATTAGATAAATATATCATACTACTAAATAAAATGAAAATAAAGTACAAAATTATAGATAATTTACCTAATAATTCTAATATCAATGACTATATGAAAAATATTGAAATTAAGAAAATACTAAATAAAATTACAACTACGGATATGGATAATATAACTTTTCATCAAGCCTTCGATATTTTACTTGATATTCAAACTAAATTAAAAAATATAGAGTAGAGGATTTTTTCCTCTACTTTATATTTTTAAAACTTGTCCAGGATATATTTTATTTGGATTTGCAATTCCATTTTTTCTTGCAATTTCTTGATATGTAGTACCATATTTTACTGCAATTGCTGACAATGTATCCCCAGATTTTACTGTATATGTTTTTGAAACATCTTGTGTATTCGTTGTATTATTCGTTGCTCCATTTATTTTTAAAACTTGCCCTGGATATATTTTATTGGGATTTGATATACCATTATCTGATGCAATTTTTTGATATGTAGTGCCATATTTTGCTGCAATTGCTGATAGTGTATCTCCGCTCTTTACTGTATATGTTGTGCCATTATTAGATGTTGGATTTGTATTTGTTGTATTTGCTCCTGGAATAACTAAAGACTGACCAACATAAATAATATATGGACTTTTTATTCCATTTGCACTTGCTATATCCTTCCAATTAACTCCTAATCTACTTCCTATTGCTGATAGGCAATCCCCACTTTTTACTCTGTATATAGAAGTCGTTGTATCAGAATTATCAGATGGGCCTTCATTTGGAACAGGAGTAGGATTAGTATTTCCATTTTTATTTAATACAAAATCTTTATATGCATAGTTCATATCAAGATTTCCACTGTATCCATTCAATTTTCCCTCTGATGTAAATTGCCATATACCACAATTATTTGCATTTTCTCCATCAGGAGATGTTGCATTTCCTTTTTGTTTTCCAGCAGAAACTGGCCAATGAGCAACCCATTTATCAAACCTTGTTAGTCCTGCTAATTGATTCTTAAACCAACTAGAATTTGCATATACTATTGCATAATATCCTGCATTTTCAAATATTTCTCCTTCAATAGTACATATTGCTTTTAAAATTTCATTTGATGGCATACCATGTCTGTTTTTATACCCATCAGCATCTTCCATATCAATACATAGAAATGCTGGTTTAATTGAATAACTATTTGCAAGATCAACTAGTCTTTGAGCTTCCTCTTTTGCTTGTTCAGTATTTAATGCATAAGAATAAATATATAGTCCGTATGGTTTACCATTTTCAATAGATAAATTTACATTTCTATCTACTTTTTTGTCCTTTGAACTTCCTGCATATCCTCTGAAAATAAAAAAGTCCACTTGTGAACTTAATGCTTTTATATCTATATCTCCTTGCCAGGCAGATATATCTGTTCCTTTATAAGCCATTATTCCTCACCTTCCTCTTCATAATTTCTTAAATTTTCTGCATTTCCTAATTCTATTGCTAATTCTTTGCCTTCTTCCATATTGCATTACCTCCTTATAAAAAATAATACTGGAAGATTTTTTATTTTTCTTCCAGTATTTTAAAATTACAAGAAATTTGTTCTTGTATTAAGTTATTGATTTTTAGCATCATATAATACAGTAGCGGTACCAATTCCACCTAATGCAGTAACAACTGCTTGTATTATACTATTTGCATCTAATCCCTCAATATGAATTATACAACCTATTATTGTCGCTATAATTCCTATCAAAATATTTTGTATTGGAATAGGTAATGTTTCATTCCATCCAAAATGCTTTGATATTTTACCTAAAATATAAGTAAATAATGTTGTTATAACATATACTAATAATTGAACTGTCATTACTTTTCCCTCCTTTCTAAATCTTCTATTCTGTGATTTGCCACCTTTATTTGTTCTTCCAAAACAGGAACTCTTTGTGCAAAATTATTATGTGATCTGACCTCTCTTGTAAGTTCTTCCAATTTTGTATCTGTTACTGCTTGTTGTGTTGATAATGTATTTTCAATTTTTTTATTATTGGATAAATTAGAAAGGACTACTCCTACAAGAGATAGTCCACCTGTTATTATACAACCTATTATCGTTTCCATTATTGTTCCTCACTTTCTTTAGTATAAAGAAGGAGCCCTATCTAGACTCCTCCTCCAATTTTTCTTTTACTTTTTTTCTCCATAGTTTTGGAACATCTTCAATTGTCATTGTTTTTAAGTCTCTAATTTGAATCACATAAAAATTAATCATTTCCAATTACCTCCCCTATGTCTTTAACAGCTTGTTCAAGTATAGCAATTCTTTCTGTATTTGGTATTTCTACAACTCTTTTTGCATTTTCTTCTTTTGCAAATTTCAACCATTCATCATAATTTGCTTCAATACTTTCTGCAAGTGTATCTCTACTATTTACTTCTACTTCATACATATCGTATAAATATCTTGTTGTTTCTACTCCATCTGGATCTGTAACTTTGTCCTCTATTATATTATCATAAAAAAGAACGGTACATTTACCGTTCTGATGTTTGCTTATTTCAAATTTATTTGGTTTTATTGAATTTTCTGTTTGCATAGCTCACCACTCCTTTTAACTTATTTATATCTATATATGGTCTTATATATTTTTGATTAAAATTGTAACTGTTACAATGTTTAAGCCAACCATAATAACTTATCATTGCTGAAGCATCTGTCAAGGTTACTTTATTTCTTTTATATATTCTTTTTGCCCTTCTCTTTATCCTTAAAAAATTTCCACGCCTTAAAGTTGTATATCCTCTGTAATATCGATACCCAATAAAATCAACTGGCCTACTATCAACTTTAAATAGCTGCCAGTTTTCTTTTAAATTTAGGCCTTCCTTTTTCAACTTCAATTCTATTTCATTTTTTATTTTCTTCAATTCCTTCTTGTTTCTGTGAAAAAGTAACATATCGTCCATATATCTTAAATAGTATTTTACCTTCATTTGTTCCTTTATAAAATGGTCTACATCTTGCAAATAAAAATTTGCAAACCATTGTGAAGTATAATTTCCGGATTGGAAGTCCACTTTCAGAGCTATCAATTATTTTATCAATAAGATCTAAAGTATCCCTGTCTTTTATAACTCTCATAAACTTTCTTTTCATTATTTCTTTATTTATCGATGGATAAAACTTTTTCACATCAAGTTTCAAAGCATATTTTGTATTCTTTCTATCATTTACTAATATTTTTTTTATATATTTTCCGCCATAATGTATGCCTCGGTTTGGAACTGAAGCACAACAATATTCATACATTCCTTTTTGAATTATTGGTTGTATTTGCTGCATCAATGCCCAATGAATAATCTGGTCCGGATAAAATTTAGGTTTATATATAATTCTTTCTTTTTTTCTTACACCATCGTGAATTAGCATTTTTATATACGGACTTGGTGTATATGTTTTATTGATAAGCATATTATATATTTCATCTACATAAAAATTGACATTGTCTAATATTTTAACTACACCATTTCTATCTTTTTTTCCTTTTGATGCATTTATAATAGCTTTTCTGATATTTTCCTTTTTGGTTATTTTTTCATATATATTTCCTACTCTTTTCACTTTTCCTCCTGGTTTTCTTATTTCGTCTACCGATTTTTCGCTCAAAAGGAGCTACTAGACCAGTCCAGTCTCGACTCAATTTTTAGCAAGTGCTATGGAAAATGATGTGTAAAAATAATTTAAAATAAGTAGGCGAGCCCCGTAATTCCAGTTCGAATTGCCGGAACCATTGTTCAAATTCAAGTAAAAGAACCCATCATTAGCACCATTGTTGAAATTACCCCCAGCAAACGCTAAAATGCAAAACGACAATTACAGGATCGCACACATCAAATCCCCTGTAGGATATTATATATATTTTTTTCCAAGATTTTAACTACTCTTGAATTAAGGTATTTATAATGGAGGCTGGCCGCCCCCATACCCCTGCTTATTACTGGTATTTAAGAAGGCGAGCCCCGTAAAACCAGTTCGAACCGCCGGAACCATTGTTCAAACTCAAGAAAAAGAACCCATCATTAGCACCATTGCCGAAATTACCCCCAGCAAACGCTATTCTGTTTCCTTCTGAACACCAGTATTTATCACATATTCCTGTTCCAGAACTTCCATTAGCTTCTATTGGAATTTCAATTTCAGGATAATTTTCATCATATCCCAATTTACTTGGATAACAATCTGTTTGTTTTAAATTTGTATATCCAACCTGTTTATAAGGGGCAACAAATTTATCAGAAGCATATTGAGTAGGATCATCACAAACATATGCTACATAATCCTTGATATTAAGTCCATCTATTGCTGTCCACATATTACTAAATACATTCTCAATACCTCTATATATAACTGAATGACATCCGTCATTTGATAGACAACCTGATTTCATTCCTAATTCATCACATTGTCCTGCTTTTTGACCTATTCCCCACAAAGCATTTCCTACTGCTATATTAACAGCAGCTCCATCAAAATACACTGCCTTACCAGTTACGCTTCCATTAGAAAAGTCTTCTATTTTAGTTATTGTTCTTTCAGAGGCTACAGAGTTATTCCAAGCATCTGTTGCTCCTATTGATATTGTTCTACCAACATACATATTACTTGAATTTGCAACAATTATTCTATTAACTTTATTTTCTGCAATTAAAGCCTTTGTATTAAACCACTCTGACACTCCTCTACCTAACTTGCTTTGAGAATTATAATCAGCATATTCTACTAAATATAATAATTGTAATATAAAATATCTAGTATCCATTTGACAAAATCCTTCGCCTACTGCTGTTGCTAAAGTCCTAAATGCTGCTATTGTTTTGTTATATGCTGGAATTGTTCCACTAATGCTGTGAGCAATTCCTTCAGCATCTACACTAATTCCATATCTACCAACAGAAAATTCTTTACTGTGTTTATATCCTGCTCTATTATAATCAGATATATAAATATATTCATAATCTCCTTTAACTTCTCTTTTGAACCAAAATTCTGGAATCCTTGTAAGTACTTCTCCATTTGATCCATCAAATTTAAAACCTGGTTCTCCATAAAATGCTGTTATTTTTTTATTTTTCGTATCATAATTATATGTAATTATATCAGACCATGGATATAAATTATCAAAATCGTTTTGAACTTCATCCCCATTTTTTGTTGCATTTGCAACCAAACCTGTATTATCACAAATTCTCTCCCATTTTGAAAGAACATTATCTACAATTTTTCTTCTAATACCATAATTTTTCCCAACAAATTCTCTAGCTTCAGTTATTGCTTCTTGTAATTCTTTTTCAGTTACATATATTTGAGTAGAATCTAATGTAATTGTAACATTACTAGCATTATCAACAATAACATTTATTTGAATATGTTTTTCTATTTTTTCAGCAATAGAATTATTTATATATTCTGCATTACTTCCTGCATTTGCATAAGCATATAATACTTTTGCTTTTGTATCCGGATCAATTGCAAATAATCCAATTTCTCTAAAATAAAATGCACTTTTTGCATCAGTATTTTTAAAAATAAAAGATACACTTGCTTGTGTATCCCCTGTTATTTTTGTTTCTTCAATTGGACATTCTAATACTTTTGTAGTTAACGCTGTTTTATCTGCAGCATTACCACTCAAATTTCCGCTACCTATTTCAGCATGGTCAAATTGTATTTTCTTTCCCTGCAATGTTTTTGCTGCCAATAGGGCACCTTGCTTTGTTATATAGACTTTTTCAAATCCCATTTTAATCTTTACCTCCTATTTCAATATAATCTTGGCTTGCTAATTGTAAACCTAAATTAGTATTTTGATTTATACTTATATTTTCCTTTTTTTCTTCTGTAGTTATATTTAAGTCAATGTAATCTTGCCTAGACACTTTAGAACCTATGCTTTCATCTGCATTTAATATAGTATCTTCTAGTATTATATCTGTGTTTGGATCAACATTCATATATTCCATATTAGAAACAACTAATCCAATATTATTTTCTTGTATAATTGTTATATCTTCTTTTCGTTCAAATGCTATTGCATTTAGATTTATATAATCTTGACTTGATATTACTGCACCTATAAATTCATTTGCTTTTGTTTCCAACTTGTAGTCTAACATAATATTTGCAGGTATTTGTTTTACCAAGTTAGTTTTTAACATTTCTGCTGCTTCGGTATATACCAAATTTATAGTAATATATAATTCATAATCTTTGGCTTCTAATTTATAGTTATCTTTCCCAATGCTTTCATTTAAAGTATTTATCAACCATTTTAATGTATATGGCACTTTATTATTCATTTTAAAAAGAATATTCATCCTTCTTGCTTCTATTGTTTCTGCCTTGTTTGTAATTCCATATATTTTTTCATATCTATCTAATCCATAAGTCCTAGCAGATTTTACAATTACTTCTCTTAATATACTATCTATCAAATACCTCATACTTTCGATTTCTACATCTTCTGCATCAAAAATCTTATTAAATTCAACTACATTTTTTAGAAATGGTGGCATATATTCTACTAACTTCATTTAAATGTCACCTCTTTCAATGTAGGAATTTCAAATTTTTGTAATTCTATATTTGAAGCCTTATTATTTATAACTGTATTTGCTACATCTATAACTCCATCTGCATTTAGAATTATTGTATCTATTTGAGATTTTCTTATAATAATGGTTTCTGTGTTTTCCCAATTTTGCTTTAATTGTAAGAAATAATCATTTACTAATTGTTTTATTTGTTTTCTTACATTTTCAATGGTTGTAGTTTCAGATATTGTAACAGTAGAAATTATAGAAATTTCAATTTCCTTAACTGTATCAACTGTTACAATATGTCCAATTGGGGCAATTCCTAATCCTTCATCTGTAAAATCAGGGCATATTTCTTTTTGAACTTTATCAATTAAAACTTGTGAGGCCTTGTCAAAATTACTATCTAATATAGTAAGTTTAACGGTTCCTGGCCCATTCCATATTGGAGTAACCTTTACACCACCAACTCCGGCTATCTCTTTTGTTTTATTTTGATAATCAATTATATTTCCACCAAACCCTTGCTCACTTGTGGTCTCATAGTACCTACTTCTCAAAGAATCGTCGCTTTCTTCATCTTCTCCAGGAATTAAAATATCTGTTAGTTCTGCTTTTGCTAAATTTTCTATATAATTTACTGGTATTAAATTCCCAACATAATTATTTCCTATTGTTCCAGCAGTTTCACATTCCATTTTATAGATTCCTTTTTCAATTCTTTCGGTTGCTTTATATACTATATCCTCTATTGTAAATCGCTCTCCTACATCTATGTCCATTAACTTATCGTTTTCATCGTAAAATGTTGCTTTTTTTATTGCATATGTTGCTTCGTTTCTTGTAAGACCAACTTGGTTTGCTAATCTATCTAAATATTCTTCTACGGCAGTATCTGCAAAAACCAAATCTATATTATTTTTTAACAAAATATACATTTGTGCTAGTACTGCTGCTGCAGGTCCCAAAGCATCATATACAATACTTCCTTCCCTTTTATCAATTTGAGTAGATACTGTATCTAGCATTCTTTGTAGAATAGTGTCATAGTCAAAATATTCATCTAAATTCTCAATTTTATCTATATCAACTACGCTCATTAAACACTCACCACCTTTTCCGCTTCAAATTCTCCTATATTTGTAATTACTGTGAACTTTACTTTTATTTCATTTTTATTTATTTCAAAGTCAAAATCCTTTACTTCTGTTATCCTTGAATCTTGCAATAACGCTTCAGTTATTACTCTTTCTAATTCAGGAATTACAAAAGTTGTATTTTCCCCTATTAAATGTTTTAGTTCAATTCCATAATTCCAACTATAAATAAGATGTTCAAATCTTTCCGTATTTAATATACAATATACTGCTTGTTTCATTGCATCAATACCATCACAAAATTTTGAAATAGTATTTTTTTCTATATTCAAATAATATGTCTTACTTGTTTGTTCTATTGTATCTTGCACATTGTTTATTACAATATTATCTGTATTAGGTGTCATCTTATTACCACCTTTCTTTTAAAATTTATCTAGTACAACAAAGTTATTTCCACCTTGCTGTTGTATTAAAATAACATTATCATTAATTTTTAATGCATTATGTACCATTATACTTTTAGTTCCTTTTATGCTATGCTTATGTGTTAAATTTATATTTTTTTGTTCTACTGATACACTTACCTCTCCTGTTACATTATTAGTTATTTTCTGATTATTATCATTTGGAGATATATCAGATGAAACACATATATTTGAATTAACCTCTGTAGAATGGCTATGATTAGCATTTAAAGATGTAGTTTCTGTATTCCAGTCCATAGTCACATCTACTGTATAATCTTTAACATTTTTAGTCAGCACTAAAAATTCTTTTGTTAATTTTAATTTTTGTTCAACTGTTATTTCAAGTGGTTCAACACTTGTTACAGTTCCAAATAAAACAGAAGTAGGAGCATTTGCATCATTTGCTCCTACTGCCATCTTTTTTATTACTTCTCCCAATGAACTACTCATATTTCCCCCTATTGAGATATAAAGTTTTGGCCCCTTAATGTTAAATCCATAAAATGTTCTCCATTTTTAAAAGTATGTTTTGCTTTTTCTACTAACATAAAGTTTTGAAGCTTAACATCACCCAAATTTAGATTTACTATTATAAGTGAACCACCTCTAACCCTAATATCTCCTAATGCGTTTTTTATTTCTAGGCTTCGTGTTTTTTGATTATATAAATCTAGTAGTGCTCTTGCTTTAACTGCTCCATTAGTTTTTTCATCTATTGTGTCAAAATATTGTAATACTCCCCACTTTTCAATGTTACTTGAATCTTTCGCCATATATACTTCTCTTTTTCCTGTGTCAGAGTTATCGTATGTAAGCTTTATTTGATTATATGTATCTGAATCTATGGAACTTTCATAATCAAAATTTTCTCCTGTTTCTTCATCTATCACTAATCCTACTTTCATTCTTTCTAGGTTTTTCAAACACAATTTTCCAAAATCATCATACAGAACATACATTTCTTTTCTATTCCTTATTGTTTCATCTAGTGCATTTAATATAATATCAAATAAAGACTGATTACTTTCAGTCTTTTTTGCTATCACATATCCTGTATTTTCAAGCATTCCGACAATTTAATTGAAAATCACTAGCAATAGATCGTACCACTTCATCTGCTCTTTTATTTACATATACTCTAGTATCTTTATTTTTTAAATATCGAAGCTGATCGTATGCTGTTGTTGTTATTATTTGTTCCTTATCACGTTTTTTTCTAAACACAAAACCATAAAATAAATTTGTATTATCAACTTTAAATGCTACTGGATTTCCTTCTTCAAAGTTAATTATATCATCTTTAACAACTTTAAATTCTAGTTTTCCAGCAGCACCTTTTCTTTCAGTAGTCCAAGTTATTTCATCTTGAACTACTGGTTCATATACAGTATTTCCATTTTGAATTAATAATTGTTGGCTCATTTTCTTTCCTCCTATGATGGTATCCATAGAACTTGACCTGGATATATCAAATTTGGATTTCTTATTTTACTTCTATTAGCATTATAAATAGTTGTATATTTAGCACCATTTCCGTAAAATCTCTTTGCTATATTCCATAAGCAATCTCCTCTTTTTACTGTATAATTTTGTCCACTTGGTTTTGCTGCTGCGGTATTATTCGTTGTAATAGTTCTTGTAACTGCTGGAGGTTTATATTGTTTTATTGTTACTTGTACCTTTTTCGTCGAATATTCTTTATATTGCTTTAGTTTTATTTTTACTTTTGTATCAAAACCTTCTTCCGTTGTATCCGTTATAGTATATTCTTCCAATGCTACCTTTATATTAGTATTAAATATATCTTTACCATTTGGAAATTTCCTAACAACTATAAATTGGAATGCGGATCTATTGACTTTTAAATTTTCTAATACACCTAAATAATATTTGGCGTTTTGAAAATTATTTTTATACATCGCAAAAGGATATTTTGTATTTGGTAATACAACTTCAAATTCCAAACTTGACAATCCTGGGTTTTTCAAAACATTTATTTGTGAATAATTTATCAAATTATATGTCTTATTATTATTACTTATTTTTAGTTCAAGTTTGCTAGGAGGAATGGGAAGAAGTACATTGCCTAAATAAAAATAATATGCCATAAAAATCCCTCCTATTCATGTACTCCATCTGAAATATATTCTAATTCTTCCTCTAACCTTTTGGTTAAAGAATCAACTATTCCATCAATATCTGTTTCACTATCAATATTATTATTGTTAGTCATATTTATAGTTAATGGAACGGTTGTAAATCTATTTATAGTATCTCTTTCTGCTATATCTATTAAATATTTTAAATCTTCATCTGTTATTTGTTTAGTGTTATTGGCTGTGTCCTTTGTATTTCCAGCAATATCTCCTAGTGTATTTCCAAACTGTGATGGATCTATTGTGAAACTCTTATCGTTTAACACATTTTTTATAGCATTTCCAGCACCATTTATCCAGTCATTTCTATGATCTACTCTATCTTGTCGAGTATTATTCATATCTATTGCCGTATTTTGTATATTGGTTGCTGATGCATTAAGTTTCGTTCCAAATTCACCTTTTAATTGGTTTATCTTGTCGACAGTTCCATCCATTTGACTAGCCATTTCTTGTAATTTTGCATTTCTATCTATGATATTATTTGTCATTTTACTTGCAAAGTCATCAGCAAAGTGTGCTGCTTCAACAGTATCTATTTGCACTCCTGGTATTTTATTCAACGCTTGAATTATTCCGGTTTACCAACCAAACAACTCCATTATATAAGCCTTGGAAAATACTTAAAACTCCCAAACAAACAGCCTCGACTCCTGTTTGAAATGCATACCAAGCACCCATTGCTCCAAGTACACAAGTTTGAATTCCTAACCATAATGCCATAGCACCTAAAACTATTGCATAAAATACACCTTGAATTCCAAGTCCAGCAACCATTATTCCTAATTTCAATGCATCCCAAACATAAAGAATTCCATATGCTACCTTGTCATTAGTAAACCACAAATATGTTAGTGCAACAATTAAGGCCATTATCAAAATCACAATCCAAGTAATTGGACACGCTAACAATGCAGAATTTAATCCCCATTGTGCTGCAGTTGCTGCCATAGTTTGTCCAGAATGTAACATTTCTGCCGCTCCTGCAATTCCATGTGCTATTGACAACATACCTAAAAGTCCACTTGCAATCATTGAAACTATATTAAATCCAACGTAGGCTCCTACTAATCCAAGTATAACTGGTGCTACAGGTTCTAATACACTTAACAGCCATGATATACCTTCTATTAAGCTTAAAATTGCCTGTGCTGCTAAACTAGCACCATTTATAAACATATTAAACGTTTCTTGCACTTGTTGGTTATTTGCTAATGCATTTATTTTATTAAGAACAGGATCTAGTGCTTTTATTGCAATGTTCTTCATTTTTGTAAATACTTGATTCCAAGTCATTGGCATTTTATTAAATTTTGCATTTGTTTCATCTGCCGCTTTTAGCATTGCGTTTTTAACAATTTGTGCACTAATCTTTCCATCCGCTGCCATATCACGAATCTTACCAATTGGAACATTTAAATAATCTGCAATATTTTGAACTATTTGCGGAGCATTTGAAAATACCGCATTTAAATCTTGTCCTCTAAGTACACCTGTTGATAATGCTTGTGTTAGATTATACATTGTAGATTCTATTCCTGTCGCTTCCGTTCCGGATATTGCAAATGTTTTATTTAATTGTTCCGCAAACGCAATTAATTCATCATTTCCTTTAAATGCCTTGCTGGCCTGTAAACCTAGTTTTGTAATAATATCTGTAGTAGTCTGATATGAAGCCCTAGCATTCATTGCAGATACGAAAATTTTATTTTGTAATGCTTCTACACTACCACCATCATCTACAATCAAATTTAATCTTGCTTTATTATTTGTCATTTCATCTGACAAATTAAACAATCCTTTTATTGCAGATATACCACCAACTGCTAATGCAACCTTTTTTATAGTAGAAAGAAGTTTATTTCCATTACTATATGATGTGTTTATACTATTACTAAATTTATCTTGATTTTCTTGTGAATTTTTTATACTATTGTTTAGTCTCTCTTGGTTTGCCTGTGTTTTTCTCACACTATTATTAAAGCTTTCTTGACTATTTTGAGAATTTTTAATACTACTAGAAACATTATCATAATCTTTCTTTAAACCTTCTACTAATCTTCTCTGTTCAACCACACTAGAAATTAAATCTTGTGCTTTTGCACTTTGTGTTCCTTCTGCTGCAATAATCTTTTTAGCTTCAGATTCAACTTGTCTCAGAACCTGTAACTCTGCTTGATATGCTAATTCAGTTTTTACTGCCGATGCATTTAACCTTTCAGCATTATTTATTGCTTTTGTTGGAGCGTTTGACATTTCACTATTCAAGTTTTTAAATCCTGCTGTTGTTTTACTTACATTAGAATGTATTTTTGCAAATACAGAGGAAGCCATATCTTGTACCACTATTGAACTTTTTATAGTAGCCATATTTTCCTCCTTTTAGAAAAATAAGATTATTTCTTTTTAATTTTATTGGCTTCTTCTTTTTCATTTTCTGCTCTTATTTGAACAGATGCAATAACAAAAGCCTTTTCTTTAAACGGAAGATTTAGAAATTCATGCGGAAATTTATGAAGTTTTTGAAGGCAAAAATGTGCATATACAGCATCACTCTCGCCTTCCTTAATTAGTTTTTTGCTTCTTCAACCGCATCATCTAAACTATATCCATTTATTTCTTGTATTTCTTGCATTAAATCATCATATTCTCCTGGGTTTAATAAATGTTTTTTCAACAATTTTATTGAATCCATTTCATTATAGAAATCTTGTAATTCAACATTATGCAAATCCGGATAAACAACACATTTATCAGCTAATAATTCTAAATATTTTACAGTATCAAATTCTTGTTTCATTCTTTTTCCTACTTGAACTTGTTTATAGCATTGTTTTCTTATTGCATCGTTTTCATCTGCAGTAATGGTTTTTAGTTTCCATTTTTCTACTTTTCCTTCTTTATCTACAAATCTATTAGAAGCAACATATTCAACTTCTTTTACTTCATCTTTCAACATAAAACTTTCTAAACTCATATCTTATCTTTCCTTTCATTAACTATTTTTTTATTTTATTTTTATTGCATACCTGCTAATTGTGTAAATTTTGTTGGATTTGAAAAATCTTCAAATGTAAAGTCAATTTCTTGTTCTAGGAAATCACCATCTACATCAAATGAAGCTAACACTCCACCATCTACATTACATCCTGAAAATACCATTGTGCAAACTCCTGCTGCTGATGTAGGATCACTATTTGATACTTGTATATCAAAGTATATATCTTCTCCTGTATTTTTGTATCTTTCCATTAGTTCATCAAATATTGATGTATTTTTATATATTGTTATTTTTCCAGTTCCTTTCCAACCTGTTGATTTATTACCAGAACCAGTCTTTCCTAACACATTTATTTCTTTCTTTGTTTTTTCAAATTTTGCTTCAAAATCCTTACCTTGCATTAGTAAATATCTTCTGCCTTCAATAGTAACATAGCATTCTGCTAATTTTGCACTAACGGCATCTTTTGCATTCATTGTAATATTTGCCATTTAAAATTCCTCCTTATAAAAAAATTAGAGAACTTAAAAAGCTCTCTTTTATTCTACAACAACGGTCATATATAATTTTTCCATTGCATTTATTACTTGTACACTTGTTTCAATTGTTACTGATTTTTTATCATTTCCAATTGCAACTTTAATATCTTCATCTTCAAAATTTTCAATTGCTTGTAAAGTTTGATAATCTTTGAATAAAGCAACTATATCAGCCCAAAGTGATGTTCTTCCGGCTTCATTGTTTGCTATTTTTCCAAGATATTTAGAATTAAATACACTTGCTACATCAGAAGCAATTTGATCTAGAACTCTTATTGTTTGATTAGATTTAAATTCTTCGCCTTTTTCACTTGTAATATCTACTAAACTATTTATATCTACCAACACTCTAACTTCATCTCCAACTTTATGAAGTATAAATTCTCCATTATCTATTGAATTTTCTAATTGTGCTTGTGTATAATCAGCATTTACTGTATATTCTCCATCATATGTTTTATTTGTATTTGATCTATTTATTTCACAACCAGCAATTACTCCTGTAACCCAATAAACAAGTGCTGAATCATCTTCAACAGTTGTATTCTTAACATTTACAACACCCTCATAATTTGCTGAATTGTTATATACAACTGCTTGAAATTTAATTCCTTGTTCATCTCTCATTCTTTTAGCATATTGAACATATAAATTAGAAGTTGATTCATCTTTAGCAGTACATCCAACGGCATTTATTTCATATGATTCTAACTTATCTAAAAATTTTTGATGTGCTTCTCCACTTACATCACCATTTGTTCCTCCAGCTAGAGCTTTTCCTGCTGTTACAGCAAGAGTTTGCATTTTAAATGTAACATAGTCATTATCTACTAGTTCATTTACTGTTTTAACTGTTTGAACATCTACTTCTTTTGTTCCTAAATATGTACTTACATCATATTTACTATCTTCATCAATATTTTTTGCTATAACTATTTTTATGTCATTACCCCTAACCCCACTACATTTTGCTGTTGCAAGGTCATTTGTAGCCTTATTTCCAGAATTTAATCTATAAAAATATGCTTTTTTAATATTTTTAAATAAATCTCTTATTCCTTTTAATTTTTCATTTGAATAATCATAACCAAATATTTTTAATGAATTTTTTGTAAAATTCTCTGATGTAACTTCAATAATGCTTTCATCTTGTCCCCAGTCCATTTCTATTGCCATTGCAGCAATTCCTCTTTCTCCTATTTTAGAAGATGTGGCTTGTGCTGATGCAAAGTTAATATAAGTACCTGGTAACTTTTTATTTTGACTTATAAAATTTCCTCCTCCTAGCATAACTAGTTCACCTTTCCTTTCATATAATTTTTTATTATTTCATCAATTTCTATTTTAGTATATTTCTTATTTTCTCTTAAAACTGCATTTAATAAATCTCTATTACTAATATAGATTTTTGAATTAACTATTTGACTTTTTGTATATTTTTCTTCACTTATCGTTTCCTTTTTAGTTTTTTTCATCTTCTTTTACCTCCCCACTCAAACTATAATCATTCATTTTAGTTGTTTCGTTAATATCTTTCTTTATAAATAATTTATAATCTATAAAGAAATGTAAAATTCCATCTTCTATTTTATGGTTCAATTTATCTGCTCTTATTTTTGATTTATCTGATAATTCTATATATTCTAATTCATATAATGTATCACTCATATCATTTAATACTTCGGTATCTTCATCCATTGCATACCCAATAATTACTATACTTAATAAATCTCTATAAAATCTATCTTTCAATCCTATTTCTTTTTTTTCTTCTCCATTAAGAACTTTTATAAAAAAACAAGGTTTTTCAAGATTTTGTAACTTTCTATCAGTATATATTGGATATTGGCCTTTATCTTTATATAGTAGTGCGATTTTATTTGCTATTCCCTGTATAATCTCATTTACTACACTTTTAACCATTATTTAAACACTCCTCTATATATTTTTTCATTTTTTGTTCTAATATTGCTGGCAACTGTGATTCAAGTTCCTTTTCAGATATAGTCAACATATATTTTCCTTCAACCCAACTTTGTTTTAGTCGTTTGCCCAACGCAGGAACATATCTGCCAGGTTCTTGTCTATGTCCATATTCAACATAGGATGCATATTTAACTGGATTTTCAACAATGACAATATAGTTGTTACCAAACTTAAAAATTTTTAAAGAATCTGCATATATAGTTGGATCCGGTACACTTCCACTTTCCGCTTCTGCTTCTGTATTCGCTGTCCATCCTCTTCTTAAAGTTCCACCACTTTTTATTGTATATTTTTTTTCATTTATTACTTCAAAGGTTCCTTCCCCAACAGGTGTTCTAGGAATAACTTTTGATAGCAACCTTGCTGCAAGTTCTTTGGCTACATCTTTACAGAATTTTTCTACATCTGTTTTCGCTAGTTTTTCAAATTCTTTTTCTAATTTTTCAAATTCACTAAAATCACATTTTCCCCATTTAGCCATTATGCCCATCCTTTCCATAATTCTATAATTATTTCTTGATGTGTATCATAAACTGCTGGCTCACCACTATTTTTATACTTCGTAGTTCTTCCTCTGCCAGTAACAATTATTAGACTTCCTGGTTTAATTTCTAGTTCTGGTGCAATAAATAACTTTATTTTCTGTACTTTTTTTGCTTCCGTATCTGTTTGTGTATTCACATAAATGTCTTCGAATGAAATCCTACATTTTTTATTTTTAAAGACTTCTGTTTCAACATCTTTTGTTATATTGTTAATTACTTTAGGTTTTAATTCATAAATCGTACATTCCGAGTCATATTGTTTTTCAATATTTTTTCTTGCAATCAATGTATATTGGTTCATATTACCACCTCATCTTTCGATGCCTATATAAAGCCTTTTTATACTTTTCTATTAGAATATCATTATCAAAATCTATTGTTCCGGTATTGTATGTTGTCCCATTTATTTCAATTTGTGAGGTTGTATCAGCAAATGTAGTTGTTGTATCTCCTACTTGAATACTTTTAACTTTGACATTTTTGTCCTCATTTTCTTCAGCATCTATACTTTTTACAAATTGATCATCATACTTATTTAAGTACCAATAATCTTTTACCATATTTAGCCATGTTGTATATAATCCCTCTGAAATTATATTTTGGTGTGTTACATCTAATATAATAACTAAAACATCATATATACAATAAACTAATTGTTCATTTGCTTCTTTTTTCTTTTCATCATTTGAAATAGTATTTATAGATAATTCTTTTTTCAGTCTTTCTATAAATTTATCTACATCTATATTAGTTTTATTTTTTATTTTATCAACCATATTTTCACCTACTCTCCTTCTGGATTTTGGCCTTCTCCTGCTTTTGCTTCTTCAATTTTAGCAATCAATGTTTCTTTTTTCATATTATGAGCATTTTTTATTCCAAGTTTTTTAGCTTTTTCTTTTAATGCTTCTAATTCTTCATCTTCGCTAGTTTCATTTTTGTTTTCTCCAGAATTTTCTCCTTCATCATTGGTACCGTCATTTATGTCGGTACCATCATTTTGCTTTCCTTCTGGATTTATTGGATTTTCTGGCTCTGTTTTTGGTTCTTCAATTTCTTCTATAACTTCAACATATTTCTCATTTTCTTTATATTGTTTTTCATCAATTACAGCTTCCTCATTGATATAGCACCATATATTATTTAATTTAACTCCAGGACCTGTTACTCTTACTTTTCTTTTCATAAATCCTTTCTCCTTTCAAAAATAAGGTAAAGACTAATGTCCTTACCTTATGATAATTTTATTTCTGCTTGGAAGATATCTTCAGCACAACTTAATGTTGGTAAAGCTGTAGCAACTGCTTTTTCCCAAGTGCTTACAGGATCTAATCCTTCTTCATACATACAAGCAAAGATTTTTCCAACAGTTCTAACATCAATAGCAGGATTTCTTTGTAATCTTATTTCTTCTGCTGTTGGTCCATAAACTGTTTCTCCTAATGTTTCATTAGGAATCATAACAAATTTATTTTCTGGGAAATATCTATGTTTTGTATATGTACCATTCTTTTCTAATTTTCTATATTTTCTGTCATATGTATAAATGCTTGGTAGTCCTAGAGAATTTAAATATGTATTTAATTCCCCAACACTTGCAATTCTTGTACTATCCTTTCCAAATAATGCATTTACAACATTTTTATTTGATAGAATTTTTGCAAGTACAGTATTTGAAGTTATTATTCTTCCTGGCATTTGATCTAATTTATTTGCCCATGAAATTATATCATTTACTGGGTTTGATGATTCTAATGACCAATCAACATTTGCAACTTTGTTTTCAGTTGGTACACCATAATCAATAGTAGCATTCAATTCGTTCTCATCTAATGTTATAACACCATTAGCAATAACATCCATTCTCATTTTTTCTACTCTTGCTCTTACTGATTCCACTAAATTATCAAAATCATTATAAACATCTTTCATTAAAGCTTGTCTTTCAGCATCATTTCTTGGACTTTCTAATGCAATAATTTCTTTTTCTTTTAATTGCATTTTTCTTTTGATTAAAGCTAATTCAACAGCTTTTTTCTCTGCTTCCCTTTGTCCTATTTCTGATTCTGTATCAAAACCATGAACACTTGCTATAACTGGTGTTTTACTTGCATTTGTTAAAACATCGAATTCAAGACTTTGTTTTTTTGTTTCTGGAAATAACTCCTCACCCATTAAAGCTGGGAATTTTCTTTCTTTTAAATAATTTAAAACTTCTTTTTGACTAAATAATTCTAATACACTTTTTGGCATATTAACACACTCTCCTTTTTTATTATTTTTTATCATTATATTTTATCTAAATTTAATTCCTGTCATTGTTGCTTTATCTTCTGAAGATACAACTGCAGGTAATCTTGCCTCTAAAACATATCCCTCAACCATTATTGCTGCAGGTTGTGGTCCATATGTTACATCAACATCGGCAAATACTAAACCTATTGCCTTTTCACCTTTTTTATACACTGTTCCTGCTTGAACTATTTTTCTACCTTTTTCATCCGCTTCTATACCTGTATCATCTACTTGCTCAGTAAAGTTTTGGTATTTTGCTGATGCTAAAAAATTTTTTTCTTTTACACTTTCTTTATTAACATACATAATTTTTACCTCCTAAAAAATTTAATTAAAAAATTGGCTTTTTGTATTTTGACTTTCACTTTTATTAGCCTCTTTAGCAAAATTAGCAGCCATACTAATTTCACCATCATCATCGCCTTTGTCTCCTTCTGGATTTACTGGTTCATAACCATTGGCTTTTTTCTTTTCAAAGAAATGTGGTGCTTGTTTTTTGTAATTATCAGTTATTTCTTTTAATCCGATTAGGGATTTTTTGTCATCTGATAATTTAATTTTATCTTTATCTTTATTTAATAGTGAAATAAATGCTTCCCTTGTTAAATCATCTTTTAACACTTTTGCATCATCTAATCCTTTATTTAATAAATCATTATAGATATAATCTTCATTTTCTTTTTTAGCATTTTCTTCAATTTCTTTGATTTTTTTGTCGTATTCATCTTTTGAAATACTATTTTTTTGTAAATCAGCAATTGCTTTTTCCTTATCTTCTTTTTCTTTTGTAATAACTTTTTTGTCGTTTTCTAATTGTGATTTTTCAGATTGTAAGGTTGTAATCTGAGTATTTAATGCAGCAACCTCTGCACCATTTTTGGCCATAACAGACTCTACTTGCTCATCTGTTAATCCCATTGCTTTTAGTTCTTCTCTTTTCATGAGTTCTCCTTTCATTCAGGCTTTCGTGTTTTTATACGGAGCAACGCCTCCGACCTGGTGTTGTTTTCGAACAACTTACAAAATCGTAATATATAAAAATAAGTATGTTAAATAACATACCTACATTTATAACTTCTTATTGGCTGTTTAAGAATCCATTTAATCCACCACTATTTATAGACACCAAAAAAAGACATATAAAACTATATGCCTTTAAATTTTAATAGCCTTATATTCCATTTTCATGCGTCGTTTTTTGGCTATTTTTCAAGTATTTTTATAATTTTCACTTCGTTTTCAAATAATGAATAAACTTTATTGTCTGCATCATTTTTTATACTTATTTCTTCAATTTCTGGATCATTATCTTGTGCTGGTACATAACCAACTATTATTCCTTCATACTTTTTACCACTAAATGATTCTATATTAACTTTTTTATTTAATAACTCCTCTAAATTTTTTCCTTTCATTTTAGTTTCCACCTTTCCTATAAGGAACAATATGCGTTCCAGTTTTACTATAATGTATTTTGAAGCTATTTGTCTTTATCTCATTATTTTTATTTTTTACAACTCCGATTGTTTCTTTTACTGTTATTATTTCTTTTTTGTTCCACTTACCACTGTCGCTAAATTCTAATTGTCCCTTTCCTGCGTATTGATTTATTAGCTCTTGTGCTTTTTCTTTTGAAATAGTTAAATAGCTTTTTCCGTCTATATAATTATTACTTCCAATTATATGTTTATCTTGCTTTCCCTGATTTATGGTCTTATTTACATTATCAATATATTTTTTTGCTCTTTCTTCAGTCGTTATTCCTAACGCATCAGAATATTGTGCTTTTAGATTTTTCCACTCATCAATATTATTATACTTCATTTCTTGAAATTTATCAAATGTTTTAGGCATTTCATCACCTAATATATCTTTGTATCTATTATATTGTTCATAATCCGATGATTTATTTTTATTCATTTTTACATCTGTTTCAAATGCTTTCTTTGTAGCCGGATCTGAATAAACATATTTTTCTAGCCATTCCTTATAAGTAATATTTCTTGGAACATAATAGGTTTTTCCATCAGTATTTCTTGCTGCCCTTTCTCCAAATTCAAATTCATCTTCGAAGTATGGTGCCGTTGTTGTTCTACATCTTACATGAAACGGTGGAGCCGTAATTCCTATTTTCATATCTTTCATTTCATATACTGTGCCATCTATTTCTCTACATATATCTGATGTTCTTGAATCTAATGTTGCTATGTTTATATACTTTTGTACCCCTAACTCATTAAAACATTTTTGCCTTGATGCACTTGAGAAAAAAGCAGATTCTGTCATTACCAGTGTTCCAGCCTTATTCTTACTAACATTAAAATCCTTTGAGATTTTATCTATTACTTTATCTGGTGGATTCCCCAAAATTATTGATTGTGTCAAATCTGTTTGTAATGTTTTAATTAGTGCTTTTTTATTTTTCCAAATTCTATCAGAAAATGTTTGTTCATCTGTAGTCCATGGTTTAGATATTATACTTTGAATTATATCTAAATTTAATGTTGCAAATTTAAATGCTACATTTGAACCCTTTTGTAGCTCATAGGCTGTTTTATAGTAATTATCTCTATATGTTTCTAGTATAAAATCATTTGTACTATTGTTTTCATCATAATACAACTTTTCAACTTGTTGTTGTATTTGTAATTCTAATGCTTCTAATCTAGAAATATGTATTTTTGAACTTGCATTTTCCAATTGTTTTTTCCAGATTAGATCTATTCCATTTTCTTCTCCATATTTTATATATTCTTGTACATCCCAGTTCAGTTCTTTCAGTTCATCACTATTCAGCCACTTTTTTGCTTCCTTTAAGCTAATTTGATTATTTACTGCAAATCTTACTAACCAATTGTTTATTTCTTTTTTTACAGTGCTTAATGCCTTATCGTATGTTTCTCTTAATTCTGTAATATATTTAGCCTCATTCAGCAATTGTGCTTTTTCAAGTTCTTCAAATCTTTTAGTCCAATATTCTGCATTATTTCCCATTATTTATCACCAACTTTTGCACCATCTTTATTGCTAGTTGATTTATTGTTATTTAGTTCTTTTATCATTTTATCGTATTCAGATTCTTGTTTTTTTTCTTCTTCTTTTTCTTCAGTTTCAATTTTTCCTTCTTCATCTTCTACATCACTAACATATGGATGTCTTGATCTAATTGTATATTTACTTATTATTCCCATACTATTTACACAGTTTTCAATTAATTCTTTTTCATTTACAGTCATTGTTTTATTAAATACATATTCTACTTCTTTATCGGAATAATCTTTGCCTGTACTCATTTCAACCCAATTATTATAGAAAAACATAAAATATTCCAAACTGCTTTTAAATTCTGTTTCTATGTTACTACAGTCTAAATCTAGGTCAGCATATAATTGTTTTAATGCTACACCAGACTCCTGTGTTCCAAATTTTTCGCTTTGAGTATCAACGCAAGAGCCACCCTCATAAATATCTTTTCTTAATTGTTCGATAAAACTTTTAAATGCTTCTATATTTAAAGTTATATCTTTACGATCGTATTCTCCATCAGTATCCAAAAATACTGTATTATATGTTGCTAGATTTTTTTGAAAAGTTCCTGCTTCCGACTGATAATTTTTTACAACATTAACTCCATCTGGTGCTTCATAAATTGAATCTCCTGTTCTAGAGCATAATTCATCGTAACAATCAATAAGGCTTTTCAATAAATGAATTAGTGGCATTTCATCTCCATTATACTTGAAATATATGAAAGGTATCTTTTTCCATCTTTGTGGTTTTCCATCAAGTTCAAAATGTGCAACAATACTTGTTCCTTCACTATCTTTTCCAATTACTAATTTGCTTCTCTTTTCTACTTCTTCCACATCTTCTTGTAATGTAGAACCATTATAGATATAATACCTTACACCATCTAAATCCCAATACTCTACTTTTGTTTTCTTGTCTCTTTCTGTTTCACTTGTATATACTTCAACTTCATATGTCATTATAATTGCATCTAATATTTCGTGTTCTTCATCTTGCCATAATGGTATAATTCTAGTTGCATATCTTAACCTTGCTTTTAAATCTCCATTTTCATCGATATATATTTGCCACCAAGCAATTCCTCTTTTTACTGCTTCTATTAGTGTATATTTTAGTCTTTTATGCATTTTATTATTAAATAAATCTTTCAATAAGTCCTTGTATTCTTCATCTTCATTTTCATTTTTGGCTAAAACTTGTTTTATTGTTGGCTTTTTTCTTAAAAGATATCCTGCTTTTTGGTTTATCATTTTATATATAATCGGATGTTTTAGTTTATAGTTTTTTGCGTGTGGTGCTACTTGTTCTTCTCCATTTTCTGCAATAATAATTCTTTGTTTATCTTCAATATCACCTTGATTTTTGTAGTATTTACTTCCTTCTACCATTTCCTTAAATGTATCTGATTTCTTAAAATCATCTATTTGTAAATCTATAAATTTTGACAATACCAGACCTTTTTTTGCTCCTTCTGCTATTATCATTTTTATTCTATCCATCTCTGTTATCATTATTTTTCTCTCCTTACTGCACAAAATATGCTCCCCTTTTCTTATTAGGGTATAATGTTTGTAATAAGTATCTTAATGCATCTAATGCGTGATCATTTTGTTTGACTGGTTTATCCTCTCCTTTTTCCTGTGCCTTTTCGTCCCAAATGTATGAATTAAATTCTCTTATTATATTAGGACACTTTTCTTCAACAATATGGATTCTTTCTTCATCTAACCAATTCAAAACTAAATTTATACCATCTATAACCGCATTGTCTGCTTCCTTAACGGCTATTTTATTTTGCTTAAATAAATTAATTAAAGATGTAGCACTTGGATCTATAATAACCTTTCTAATTTCCAAATCTCCAATTAATTTTTTATAATCATTTAAAAACATTGTGTCAGTCTTTGTTATTTTTTCTTCCTGTCCTTTTTTGTTCTTTTTAGTTCCTTTATTGTAATATTCATCTAATATCCATACTTGTGGCTTTCCATCAATATATTTTATTCCACATAATAAGAATACCTGTGGATTTGTAATTCCATAGTCTGATGATACATAAAAGAAATCAAACTTTTTAGGAATATCTACAGGTTTTATGCAATGCTTAATCTTATCAAAATTAGGATATATAATACCTTCAGCAAGTACCCACAACCCCAATATAAATCTTTGAAAGAAAACTCCTACAAACATTTTACGATATCTTTCTTTTGTTTCCTCATCAAGACTTGGATTATCATCCATTGTAAAATGTAAATGTAATATATTTTTTTCTTTCTTTTTATCAATCCATTCAACTTTAAACCAATGATTTGGTCCTTCTGGGTTGCAGTTAAACCAGTATTTTGAACCTTTTACAGAGCATCTAGCAAGTGCTTGGTTTACGAAAGATTGTGGCATCAATGCAACTTCATCTAAAAATACCCCTGCAGCAGTAATTCCGTTGTACTAAATCTTGTGATCTTTCGTCCTTACCACCAAAGATATAGAAATAATTTATTATTTCTCCTTTGGATATTTCACACATATTGTCTGCACGCCTATCTTTTATTTTATATCCCTGTGCTCTTAACATTAGCTTCAACCAAAAAAGAACATTCCTACGAAATGCTCCTACTGTTTTTCCTGCCAATATAAAATTTTGTCCATTAAATCTTGTCATTGCCCATAAAACAAATGATAATGACATACATAATGTTTTACCTGCTCTAATACTTCCATCTGCAATAATTCCATTTTTATCTTTTACTGGACTTTTATCTGTCCACCAGGTCAAAATCTTCTTTTGTTTTAAACTAAATGGCTTAAACTTGAATAATGTACCATTCTTTATTTTTTTTCTTAAAGTAATAGCATTTTGCATTACTTTGTTTCTTAGATTAGATATTCTTTCATCAAAACTTTTACTATTATTCTTCAGTGTAATCATTCCATGCACCTTCTGTCGAATCGTTTAACGCTTGTATAAAACTGTCATCTTTCATATCTTCATTATTTGAGCTATCATCCTTTGCTGCTTCCATTTCTAATCTAATCAAATCTAATTCAAGTTTTCTATCATCAGTTTCTATTTTGTGATAACTATCAATATATCGCCTTTTGGCCTCTTGCACTCTTGTAAGTGATTCTTCTAGTCTTTGAATAATATTTGTTGTACTTTCTGCTTCAGTTGTTGTAGTTGATCCATTGCTTTTGTATGAAATATTTTTTGATGTACTTTTAGACATTCTCACAATTGTTAAATCTTTGCCTTCTTTTACATTTTTTATCCTCTGCATCATTCTTCTTTCTCGTATAGATAGCATTTTTATTTCTGACATTATTTGATATTTCTTATCGTATAGTTCTGTTTGTTTCATAATAGCCTTTTCTTCATCTGTCAATAGGTCATCATATATTGTTTCATATTCTCCAGTTTTTAATGCTCTAGTATTTCCTTTTTCTGCTCCTGGTCCACCCTTATTTCCTTTTGCATTTTGATTTCCTTTCTTTACCTTACTTAAGTTGCTTTTTCTTTTCCAATTTTTCTTTTTTACTAAATAAAGAACTTCGTTATAAGTGACATCATGTTTTTGTGCTATTTGTTTATAGGTTTTTCCTGCCATATAGTCTTTTTTTATTTTAGAAATTTTGTTATTATCATCTATCACATCATATCACCCACCTACCTTTTCAAATATTTATTCCATTACCTATTTGTAATAATTCATTTCTTTTTAACCTTGTATTAGTAAAAGATGGCTCCCAGGTAGCATATTTTTCATCCTGTGGAATTTTTATAATATTGCCTTCTTCTATTAGATCAACTGCTTTACAAATCATTTCTACACCTATTGGGAATATTTCTCTCCATAAATCGTGATAGTTCCATTTTCTATCAACAAATAATGTTTTTTGAAGGAATATATCTCCTCCATCTACACTATCATCAAGCCAAAATACTGTTGCTCCTGTTATACTGTCATTCATAGCAGTGGTCCACCTAACAGCATCTTGTCCACGATGTCTAGGTAACAATGAAGGATGAAAACCAATAGCTCCATATTTTGCTTTTTCAATAATTTTAGTTGATATATACCAATGTGAATGTGCTGCAATTACAAGGTCTGTTTCTTCAGGTATATCCCTAGAAACTAATCTATCACAATCGCTTATCACAGGTATTCCTAGTTTTATTGCATATCCTTGCATTTTATCATAGTATTTTTCTTGTGGTGGTGGTGCTACACCAACAATATTGTGTCCCTTTTCATATAATGCTTTTAGGACTTCTTTTCCAAAACTTTTTTGCCCACATATAAATATATTCATAATTGCTAACCCCCTATATATTTAAATCCCTGTACTGCTCTAAAATGTCCACCGTATCCAGATGCACACGCATTTGCTTCTCCACCATTATGTCTTTTTCTTGATTTCATAATAGATTTTGAACTTCGTGTTTTATTTCCACCATACAAATTCGCACTTGTTTGCACCCATTTTTTACTTTTTCTCAATGCCATACATAACTGTGGATGCGATGTATGAAAATAAGTTGGAAATTTTTTATTGCATCTTCCGTTACCTTCTAAATGATATTGTGCTATCCATTCTAAAAACTTCATTCCAACACCTGCACCTTGCCATTCTGGCATAGTAACTAATCTTGTTGCTCTGTATCCATTGGATGTAAAAAAAGGAGCAACTGCTACATGACAAGCTAGTTCTCCATCTACAACCCCTATAAAATACTCTGCACAAGGCGGCATAGGTAAATTTAAATAATAATGTGGCTTAAAATATTTCCAGTAACTTTGGTTGACCTTGAAAACTTGGAGGTCAATTTTAGGTCTTTGCCTGGCCAACCCACGCTCAAATACTTTTGTTTTTGTATCAAATACCCAGTCCGGTTTGACCCAATCTAAAATATCATAGTGTGGGGTTAACAACACCACCTTCCCATTTGGATTCGTTCTTCTCCAAGCTTTTTGAAATGCTTGTGAACCTATTTTTGCTATTTGTCTATCAATTACAGATGTAAACTCATCTATAACCACTTTTTCTGGTTTTTCACAAATTAGTCTTGCTAACCCTGCTCTAAATTGTTCACCATTTGATAATACCCTAAATGGTCTTAACCAGGCAGGTACATCACCTAACCCAACATTTGCTAACGCTCCTGTGACCTCATTGAAATCACCATTCGGAGCAATTTCATCAATTATTGGTCTATCTGTGGCCCAGCCTTTTGTATAGTCATATATTAAGTTTTCACCAAATATAACTTTTCCTATACTAGACTTTCCGCTTCCAGAAGGGCCAACTACAACTCCAATTTGCCATTCTCCAGATAAATCTATTTCTGCTTCCAAATCAAAATTACAACCATTTTCTGCATTAAACAATGATTTAACCCTTGCTGCTCTATAACTATTGAAATCTTGAACTCGATTATGAATTTCTATTTTTGTTTTGTTATCCATTATGTTGTCACCACCTTACATTCATAACCTTGGTCAAGTAATTTGTTATATACTTTTTCTTGGTCTTCTTCATTTTTGCATATTACAATTACTCCATATTGTTCCTTATAATTAAAACTGCTTTCACTTGAAGTATTCACTTCGTTTTCCAGTTCTTCTTCAAGTTGTTTTATATCAAACTCAAATTCCTGCATATCAATATTAGATATTTTTGCAAGTTCTTCTTCCAAGATATCAATATCAAATCCGGTATTCATAGTTAGTTTATTATGGACTAGCATATATGCTACTTTTTGTTCTTCAGATAAATGTGTAAGTTTTATAACCTCTATTTCTTTTAGTCCCATATCTTTTTGTGCCAGGTATCTTCCTTCTCCTTCAATTATAAAACCTTTTTCATCAATAGCAATTGGATCATTGTTTCCAAATTCTTGAATTGATTTCTTTATTTCTTCAATTTGTTCTGCTGTGTGAATTTTAGCATTATTAGGATATACCTTAATACTATCAATACTTACTTTTTCAATTTTCATATTCTCATCCTCCTAAATTGCAACAGTCTTTTTTATTGTGATTTATGTTGCTTTTCCAATATTCAAAATGTTCATCTACATCTTCACATACACTTATTTGTTCAAAGCCTGTGATTTTCTGTAGATATTGCTTTTTAATGCTTAAAGGCAAATGTTCATATCCGGCATGTTTTACTGTATATTTAGAATAATCTATATCAAACCATTGTTTTATCCAATGATTCACTCTTAAAAACTCTATTAAAATCTTATTGCATTTGATGTTATTCAATATATCAAAATCTATATACTCATAAATAAAAGGGCTTAATCTTACTTGAACATCAAACCCATTTTTATATAATTTTTCAATAGCTTCTATTCTTTTACTAGGGACTGTGGCTTTTTCATATTTTACTGATTTACTATCATCTGTGGTAGTAACGGTAATTTGAAAATGGGCCAAATCCTTGTCGTAAATTTTCAAATATTCATCATTCGCAACAATACTTGATTTTGTGACTATTAAATATCCAATTCTTCTTTTGTTTAGATATTTAATAATTTTATAGGTTATTCTATTGTCCAACTCTATTGGTTGGAAACAGTCTGTCATTCCTCCAAGTCTTACTATTGTTCCTTTTCTTAATTTATCAATTTTTCTTTTTAGCTTTTCAACATTAGCGACGCTTGGATTTTTAGGATTCCACAAACCTCTAAAGCTTAATAGGGATTTTGCATAGCAATACTTACAATCGTGGCTGCAACCGACATCCGATAAGTATCTAATCTTATAGGATAATTACACTTGCTGCCTTCATTTCCGCCTACTTCCTTATAAAAGCTCTTAAATTGTTTCAATAATACTCCTTTCTCAAAATAAAAAAGACCATAATAGGTCTTTTAGGGGATTGAATATTTTGTAATTTATATTTTTTCACAATATCATTATAGTTCCTTGATTACGACATGTCAAGGACAAATTATGGACAAACTTACATTGTATTATTAGAACATTTTTCTTATACCATCTATTCCAAACATAAGTATTGCTATTTCTTCAATTGCAGTATTTTGATCTCTACTAATTTGTCTTTCACTAATATGATACTTTTCGGACATACTTTTTGTTTTTGGCTTCTTATCTCCTTTTATATATAAATCATCAATAATATGTGCTCTCCTTATTTTTTCGGCATTGTTACTGCTTTCGGCCTCATATATATAAAATTTTATAATTCTTTTAACATGTTCTATAATTATTTCCGTTCTTTTTTTAGATGCTAATATTGATTGAACTACAGTTACTTCGTCAGATGTAGTACAATATAATTTATCTAGTACCTCATCAACAGTTGCTGTTTCCAGTTCGCATTCAGTCCATGTTGCCTGCTGACAAGCACTTAAAAATCTTCTATAATTTTTTATTAAAAGCCTGGTATTTTTTAATTTGGTATCATATGTTATTTTTTCTCTTAATCTTTCCTCATTTTTTGCCCTTTCAATTCCTTTTTCAATTCCCTTTTCTACTGCAGAATTTATTAGTTGTTCTATAAATTCTAATATTTTGCTTTCTTTTTCAGATATTTCAATTTTTCCCATACAAAACCTCTCCTTCTAGGTAAACTGTATGCTTTGTGCTTTAGTAAATTATAATTCTATATTTCTTATTCTATAATACAATGTTTCCTATTTATTTTATATACATTTTTAATGCTCTTACTAATGTATCTAGAGCTTCAATATATCCATAACTATCAGTACCATCTTTCCTTACTTGAATATATTGTTTGTCTTTTATTTTTCGTTTTAATTCACTTGTCTTTGTTATTGCTTCCTTTATCTCCACTTTCTTTTTGTTTCTCCTTTTCTGCTGGGACATTTAAATATAATTGCTCATCAGCATAATTTTCCCAGTATGGTGTGTCTGTAAATGTTACTTCATAAAATAAATTATTGGTGTTTCCTAATACTGCTTGATATCCATTTAAAACTCTCCATTTTTTTCTTGTCTTATCCCATAATGGTCTACCTATCAGCATTATAATTTGAAACCAACTCAACATTTGCTGCGATTCATCTTTGTTTTTCTTTTCTACTTTTTCTTGATTTTGCTTTTTCATTTGTTATATTCTCCTTTCTCAACTTTTCTAATAGTTGCATCCAACACACTTTGTCGCACTCGTCTCCATAACTTATTGGATTTTCTATATCTCTTATCATTACTTGCCTGTCCTTTTCAATTAGTAAGTGTACGTTATTACCTATAAACTCACAGGTCCATTGCACAATATATGTTTTTCTTCCTAGTGCATATCTTTCTGCTCCAATTAGCATTGCACTTAAATCTTCTGTTTCTCCATTTACATCAACTTTCATCTTTTCTCCTTACTTAAAGCTATTTATCTTCAACATTTGGACTACAAACACTCCTGTTTTTTCCTCAATTTTGTTTTGAATTCGCTTCATTTTTTCTTCATCATCTTCTTTGTCTAATTTATCCATTAACTCAATTATTTTTTCTAAAGCCTCAGTACATTTTTCAAAGCAAGTTTTCATTTCTTTTATTTTTTCTACATCATCCATAATTTACCTCCATTTTTACTTAATTATCTTATATTAACTTCATAACTGCTGCTATTCCATTGTAATAATCATAATCCCAACAACCATTTCCTGCTTCTTCATATAATTTTTCTATTTTTTCTAAAAATATATCTTTATTTATCCAATGTTTATATTCTTCAAAAGTTGACCATGTTGGCACCGCTCCTATTTGAGCTAAAAAATAATTTGCCAGTTCTTCTTTTCCATTTTCTTTAAGTTTTTCTGCTGTTCTTCTATACAACTTATCTAAATCCAAATTATCTTGAACCAACCTATTATTTTCATTAACTAGTTTTTCTATCAAATTTAAAACTATTTTTACACTTTGTGTATCTTCTAATGATATTTCTTTATAATTTTTTGTCTTTCTCCTTAATTCAAATGTGTCTAGTATTTCAATAGCTTTCTTTTCTTTTTGATTCAATACCATATTTTTCTCCTTTCTACTGTTCATTACAGTTTAAAGCTGTTCAACTTTCTTTATTGCTTCTTCCAATTTTGCATTATCAAATCCAGTATTAAAGTTAGTATGTATAATGTGTTTTTCTTCAAATTGTTCTACAATATCTTTTATTTCATCATCTAAAATTAAATAATTATCTGCTTTCCCATATTTTTCATCTTCAAGAAAATTCTTTATTTCTAGTCCTCTTTTTCCACTACTTAAACTTATTGTTGTTGCAAATATTCGCATTCCATATTCTGCAAGTCTTGAATTTACTATTTCAATATCTACTTGATTTAATCGCCATGTCGAACTTAATACTATCTTTACATTATAATTTTGTTTCTGTAATTCCTGGTTTAACTTCATCAAATTACTTAAACATTTTGGATCAAATGGGAAACAATGCATACTCATTATTCCTTTTACATGATGTCTATCAAAACATTCATCCCAGTAATTCATATTGTTTAGCACACCGTCTATGTCTAAAAATATATAGAATATTCTTTCATTATTTTTTTTATTGTAATAACAGCCATTGCATCCCATTTTTTCAACTTGGCAAGTATCCCATTCTTTATCTGTACATTTCATTATTCTTCCCCCTTTTGTATTTCTTTTATAACCCACTCTATAACTGCCTGTACCATAATCGGACGATATCCATATTCATTTTTTCTAACTATATCTGCAAATATGTTAGCATCATTTCTTTGAATTCTACATCCCATAAGTAATTTAATAAATCTTTTTCTTGAAATTCTTTCAATACCTAACATTTTTTGCAAATGTATTGATGATTCTCTTGTAATCGTAATTGATACACTTTTTGATTTTTCTTTTTCTATTGCGTACCTTACTGCATCTGCAGCATCATCTTGATTATTTTCCTGCACACTTTCAAAATTTTGTATTTCCGTTATTTTACTAATTTCTCCATCTTTGTCCTGCATAAAAATATCGCCATCTACTATTAACTTTTTTACTTCATCTGTTGGCATATTATTCCTCCTTTTCAAATATTTTCTTATATTCTTCTTTGCATTTCTTTCCTTCAATTTCAAATAATACTTTTGCAAAATCGACTTCTCCATTTTCATCGAAGTATTCTTTTATAATCATAAATAATGGAAGTTGATTTTTACCTCTAAAACCGAATATAATTCCTGTTTTCTTTCCTTTTATTTCTAAGGATGGCATTATTCCTCACCATCCTTTGCTACTTGCAATATACACATTATTGCCATACCTATAAAATCTCCTATAAAAAAACCTATTAAAAGCCCTATTATTAAATACTTTATCATTTGTAACACCTACCTTCCATTTAATTCATACATATATACTGTTTCTCTTAATGAGTCCAGTTCGACATACTGTTCATCTATTATTGCCTGTCTCCTATCTATTGTTCTTTCTAATTCACCTATTTTATCTTTTAGCTTGGTATTTTCATTTTTTAGATCATGGTTTATTGCTATACACCCAACAACAAATCCAAAAACAAAACATAAAATAACCATTAAAGTTGCTTTTATTTTTTCAGTTTTCATATATATTTCTTTATCATAAATTTTCATAAGTGTTCCTACCTTTCAATAAATTTTCTTCCATTACACCACATATAATTTTCAGTTGGACAAAATTCATCATATACAAGTGGCATATCTTCTTTTTCATCGCAGTACATATCTCCATGTTCAATATACATACAATTTATACATTGTTCGCAAGTAACATTCTGCTTGATTTTATACCTTTTTCTTTGTGCTGGTTTTCCCATCTTTTCTCCTTTCTATCTGCAACATTATATATTTTTGCAAATCTATATTTCTTTTGGTCCTGCAAATATTTAAATCTTGTAGTTCAATTTCTAATTCTGATATTTTATTTTTTAACTTTCTATTTTCATATAAAGTATCATAGTATAATTGTTCATAATCAATATCACTTTTCATTTTTACCTCTTTTTTGCTTTATTTAAAACCTTTGCTATCAATACACCAGTTTTTGTATGTTCAGGACTTTCACTAAATAATTTTCTTTTATTCATTATTAATTCTTCCGCATCTGATATCAGTATTAGGTTATTTAGTTCAAAGTTCCCGATATTCCCATCAGCAAATATTACTTTATGTCCCTTTGGTATCTCTCCATAAGCCTGCTCATATAAATATCTATGTTTCCTAATCCAATTCTTATTTCCATGTCCATCTTGTATTTTTATTAAAACATATCCATTTTTATCTATTCTTTCACTGCCAATGGCTCTTGCATTTGCTGGAATACTTCCCTTTTTAAACATTGTTGCTTTGCACTTTTTATATTGTTCAGGGCTCATAGAGCCCTTCTTTCCTTTATTTGCTGGAATATTTCCTTTTTTAAATTTTGAATCGATGCCAGATTTTATATTATGATTTCTTTTACAAGATTCTATCTGACTTACTTTTAGTTCTAGATCAAACTGTTTATTAACCATTTCTGTTATTTCTGCCGCATATCTTCCTGGTGCAATTTTTTTAATAAATGTTAATTGCTCCTCACTAAACTTATGCATTATTCTCCATCTCCTATTTGCAATATATCCGGCACTTTTTCTTTTCCATATTCATCAAAATGTTTTACTGCCTTAAGTGCTAATTCGCCATTGTTTATTATTGTTTGTGCAATATTGGCCATACTCTTGGCTCTTTCTCTTTCCTCTTGTAGTTTATCTCCTGTTAGACTTTCATCATTCAGTCTTTCAAGTTCTTCAAATAAGTGATTATTTAGATCTGATAATTTATTATGTGTTTTGCTCATTCTTTACTCCTCCTTTATTTGTAGGTTATACTTATCTTCAAATACTTTCTTTTTAGCAATATACTCTTTTGTTTTAAATCCTTTAGTATCAATAATCTCTGATGTTCCATCATTATGAAATACTATAAAATCCGCTTTATATTTTAATCCTGGTGCTAGTATAAACACAGGCTGCAAACAAAAACCTTTTATTTCTCCTGCTTGCAGCCTCAACTTCAAATTGCAATAATAGTCCGCTTCTTTTTTACTGTCAAATGTTTGTCCATCTACGGAAGTCTTTACTGCCCCATATTTACTTTTTCTATTACCTTTTTTTTGGTATTCTCTATATTGTTCAATGCTCCAATGTTCTTGCATTTATGTACTACTCCTCCATAAATTCAATATTTTTGTATGACTCCCTTAATTCCTTTTTTTTCAATAAAGGTATTATCTTTTTTACTTCCGGAAAATTACATTCCATATTATCAGAAACTTCTCGTAACATTTTTATTAACATAGCCATCTCTATTTCTTCACCAGTTCCATAAATAACAGACTTTGGCCCTTCTTTAAATTTTCTTGGAATTACAATTTCACATACTAAACAATCATTTTCTTCCTTTAATCTATTTAACTTTTGCATTTCTTGTAGTTCTCTATAATTCATACTATTTATTCCTCCCTTTTCTTTTTTGCACATTTCAAATCTTTTAATACTCGTGGTGTATATTGTCTATTTTCTTGATTTCTTTTTAATGTTTCTATATTTTTTATAGCTGCATCTGTTTCTGCACAAATTCCTTTTGCTATAAACTTATTTGCATATGGTTTTATAGTGCTTACTAGATCTATTTTATCTTTTATTATTCTTCTTTCCTGTAGTACCTTTTCTAGTTTTTTATAAACTGCCATTATTTCAATAGCATTTAATTTACTCAATTCTATTTCGTGTAACAGATCGTCTCTTTCGTATTCCTTATTTCGTAAATCTATATTCAATTTTTTCTCTATTTCCTCTATGTTATAGAAAAAATATTTTATATTTTCCAACAATTCTAATGATTGCTGCATATCTTCAATTACCATCGTTCTCGCCCTTCCTTTGTATATTTTTTCTAGGTTGTGTTTGTTTCTAATATTTAGTTTTCTCTTTCTTATTTGGTAAGCATCAATGTATTATTTTCCTTAAATGTTTCATATAATGTTTGTCCTCTATCATTTAAAATATATGGAAAAAATACTTCATCAACGGTTACCATTTCTGTTTCTATTAGTGCCATTTGTGCATCTATCCAATCTTTAATATTTCTCCACGCTGTTCTTTCTGCTTGTTCATTAGTTGCCTTAATAACACTATTATTCGCCTTTTGTATTCTTAAAACTTTTAGAACATTTTCTTGCCTAGCAGGTAGCCTAATTCCAACTATTCCTTGCGAAGTATTTATTTTAAAACTTATTGCTACGACACTTCCTGCATCTCCATATTCAATTAAAATTGCTTTAGCTTTATGTTTAGCAAGTATTTGTTGTATTTCATTAATTGTTTTTTCTGTTTTTATAGTTGTTGTATAGTTTTTAAGTGCCATTATATTTCCCCCTTTCTACATACTTATGTGCATTCCTGTTCTCTTTTTGAAAAGCTCACAATATTCAAATAAACCTGTTTGTTTGCCTTTTAATAAGCATCGTGGTACTTCTATCTCAAATTTCTTATATTTTTCTATTATTGGAATACACCATTCGCAATTTTCACATGTCTTTAATCCTCTAGATATTAGTTCATCTTCTCTAATAAATCCCATTTCTTTACTCCTCCGCTTCTGATATCTGCATCATTATTGTATCTGAATCATACTGTGTGCTTAATTCTGTTTGCTCTAATGCCGATAATACACATTTTTTAAAATATGCTTTTGGAATTTTTATTTGTGATTTAGTGTTCGCAATAGTATAGTTTTTCAAAGCATAACACAATTTTTTAGAATTGATTTCTTGCACTTTTTCTCTTGTATCTGGATTCATATACATTTCTTTCAAAATCTCTGACATTTCAATAGCAAGTTCTGGAGTAAATATATTCATTTCGCAATTATGTATCATCAATTCATATTCCATCTTTTCAGTATCGTCCATCATATCATCTAAAGTCTTGTTTTTTTTTGCTTTGTAACTAGATGGAAAGATAGATGTAATTTCGTTTAATTTAATTTTATTTAATTTAATTTGATTTGATTTTATTTGATTTAATTTGCATAATATTGTATTGCTTTTGTATCGTTTTTTATATGCATTTGCATTACTTATGCAATAACCTTTTATGCACTTGCATTGCTTTTGTTTCTTTTTTGCATTGCTTTTGTTTTCTTTTTTTCTTTCTTTATTCCATCTAGCATTTGCTGCTTGGCTTCTTTTTTCTTTTAATATTTCATACTTTTCCATTCTTCTTAATAGGCTTGCAGACCAAAAAAATTTATTATCAGAATTAAATAGGCCATTTCCACTTTCACCATCTGTATATTCACTTATACAGTCTTTTAAATACTGCTCAACGTCAATAGTTGTCGCTGTATGCATTTTTATTGCTCTTAATGTAGTTTTATCAAGAGGTAATTTATATGTTGCTTCATTACGCAACATTTCAATTATTGCCCAAAACAAACCATATCCGTTCTATTCCATAATCACATCTCATTGCTAATATTTTTGGATCCGATAATGCGTTTGCATCATGGCTAAAATAGTAAACATCTTTATTGTTGGCCATTGGTTACCTCTCCTTTCTTTTGTAATATAACATCCATAGTTAGTTGTTGATTTTTATATACATCATTTATATATTTCTTTTCACATACTGGACCAAATCCTTTTTGAATACTTCTCCAAGTTTTTAATTCTTTTCCACACATTCGGCAATTAAATGTTCTATCTTTTATGTCAGGACACTTTTTTAATGCCATTACTGCTAGACTTATTGCTTTTATATCATTCAAATAAATTTCATCAGAATCACTATTTTGTATGAAGCTTAATCTATCTCTTCTCAATTCTTCTAATTGTGTTATTGCTTTTATACTATTCATAATATCCCTCCACATTAAAACGGATATAATTTTAATTCTAGATCTAATCCTGGTCTTGCAATAGTTGTTTTTATCTTTGTTTGTTCATATACTCTATTTTGCATTATCATTTGATTTGAATTAGTATCTGATAAATGGCATAATATTATATTTTTTACATATCTCAAATCATTTGATGCTAAAAACTTTAATACATTATCTAAACTAAAATGACTTTCTAATAGTCTCGTATATCTAGTTTTATTTATTACTCCATTTCTTGCATTTTCTTTTGCTATTTCTTGATTATAATTACACTCTAATAATAAATAATTTAATTTATTAAACTTATATTTTATATAATATGTATCTGTAGCATATAATAATTTTTCACCAGTTGGCTTATATTGAATTAAAAAGCCTAATGGTTCTGCTGCATCATGCTGCGTATCAAAAGGAAGTATTATAAAATTTCCAATTTCAAATTGTTTTAATGCTTTTACTACATGAAATCTATGTCCTTTTAAATGTTGCTTTTCAAAAGTTCCTGCTGAAGCATATATATCCATTCCATAAAGGGCAAAATTTGTAGCATATTTCAAATGGTCCATGTGTTCATGTGTTATCAATACTCCATTTATTCCGCTAAAATTAAAATTTAGTTCTTTTTGCACATTCTTAAAGTTAACACCTGCATCTAATATTAACTTTTCTTTTTCATTTGCTTCTATTAGATAGCAGTTACCACTTGAACTGCTACCTAATACTTTTAATTTCATTAGAATGATGGTCTTTCTGTTGTATCAATATTTTCTTCTTCAGATACAGGTTGAGAAATTTCTTGACTTTCATTCAATGTTTCACTTGGTATTTCCTGTGGTGTAACATCTATTAGTTCTTTATTAGCATTATCTTCAATTTCTTGCTTTACTTTGTCTTCTTGATTTTCTACATAATAGTCTTCTGCATTTTCCATTACATATACATAGCTTTCATTTATCTTTTTAGGATCTAATGGTACCTTTTTACAAGTTGCTCTTACCATTGTTTTATAAAGCATTTCTTCTTGCCATCCTTCAAGAGTTTCTGTTCCAACCTTTTTACCATTTTCCCAGATATCTTTTTCTCCACCCCAAAATTCAGCTGCTGCTGTACTTGGTTTTCTTTTTAGTAGTTCTGCTTTTGACATTGTAACTAGTTTATTTCTAGTTTCATCTTTATATCTTATATATCCAAATCCACCTACTACTTCTCCCCTATCAAATGGGTTTGATATATCAAATTCGTAACAATCAACATTATTCTTTGTAATCATTTTAAAATTGTCATTTTTATGTACTAATTCCACTCTAATATCAACTATTGGATATATTGAATATTTAATAGCAACATATCTTAATCCTTCATATCCTGGCATTAGCGTTAAATCATATTTTTTGGTTTTTCCATTTAGATAAGGTACTACGCTTAAATGGTTTGCAACAGCCATATCTAGTCCTAATTTTGCATTTTGTACTACATCAACGGCTAGTTTATTCATATTTACATTTTGCCATATTACTGCTGGGTCTGCTGCCTTTTTCTTACTATAACTTCTTCTTTCTTCTGCACTCTTTAAAGAATTATCTATTCCTATGAAATAATTTCTAACTAATTGTCTTTGATAGTCATTCAAATTTAATTCCCCAACATTTCCCTTAAATTCATTTATTACCATTGCTGTAAATCTTTCACTTGCTGTTGGTTCTGCTTTTTTTATTTCTCCAGTTTCTTTATTTACTAATTCTGTTCCCATACTATTCTTCTCCCCCCATCTCTTTTAACATTTTCTTAAATGCTTCTACTGCTTCTCCATCAATGCTTCTTACTGTTACTTTCATTTTAGGTCTTTCTTTTTTTTCTTCACTTACATTAAAGTTATGATTTATATCTATTGGGCCATCTCCTAATAATGTTGTCATTTCCTTTACCCCTTCATAAAATCCTTTGTAATACGCTAATTCGCTTTTTAATTTAGTTATATTTATTTTCTCATTTTTCATAATTTCAAATTCCTTTCTTAATATTTATTTGTATCATTTCCATATGTTTTTTCTGTCTTATCTATCCATTCTTTCATTGCCTTTACAATATCTTGTCTGTCTGCATTTGATACATACATCATTTGTGAAGTATTAGGCTCTGTATTAAATGAAAATGCTAAAACTACAAATCCAAATCCATTAGGTAATTCATTTTCAACTTTTTGAGCTATGTTTTTCATTTTTCCTTTTACAAATTCTTCTGCATTATTCATATTATTTTATCCCCTTCACAATGAATTTCATTCCTGTTCTGTCTTGATCCTCTACTACTACTGTTGCAAATGCAGGTATTGTAATTAAATCAATTCCTAATGGTGCTACAAATCCCCTTGCTATTGCTATTGCCTTTACTGTTTGATTTATTGCTCCTGCTCCAATTGCTTGTAATTCTGTTTTCTTATCTTCTGTTATTAATCCTGCTATTGCCCCTGCTACAGCATTTGGATTTGATTTACTTGATACTTTTAAAATTTCATTATTCATTTTCTTTTCCTCCTTCTTCTAATACATCAATTGCTTTCTCTATGTTTGCAATTATATCTTTTCTTTTTTGCCCTGTTTCTTCCATAATAATTTGAATTGTTTCTGCAATTCCAATTATTACTTCCAGTGCCGTTCCTTCGTGTATTTCAACTCCAACACCATTGTTACTTTTCTTAAACTCTAAAATTATTTCTTCTTCCATTATGACATCACCTCTATTCTCAATTTTTCATTTTGAGTTACTATTAGGCTAATTACTTGTGCATTTATGTTATATAATTCATTTATTGACTCTCTATTATCAATAAATATTGGTGCAGAAGTTTTGTAGAATTTTATTAATGTATTTATAATATCTAGCCCCGCAAGTATTTTATGTGCATTGTTTACATCAGAATATGGAACTCCATTTACTAATGTATCGCAGCATTCAACAAGGCCACCATTAATTTGTGTATCAAAAAGTCTAAATTTTACTACTTCAAACTTACTATTTATAGCATTTTCTAATAGTTCAACTTTTGTTTTTGTAAATTGTTCAATTTGGTATTGTTGTGCCTCCAATTCTTGAACTTTATTTGCTATATTTTCTTCTTCATTTTCCAATTCTTTTATACGTTCCTTTGTTCTTTCTTGTACAGTTCTTTCATTTAATTGTTTATCAATATTATTAATTAGACTTATAATATTATTTTTTCTATCTTGAACTTCTGATGTATCACTACTTATTAGTTTATCTACTATTTCCTGTAATTCATTAACTTCCTTTAGTTTTTCTTGATATTTTGGAAATGTTGTTACATCAATAATTGTATTTTTTGCTTCTTCATTTTCAATATTCTCAGTTTTAATCTTAATTTCATTTAACTTTTTATCGATATCTGCCATTTCCATTTTTATTTTTTCAATTGTTTCTGTATTTTCTTTAATTCTTGAATTAATTGCTTGTCCTTCTGTATTTATTGCATTTTGTTCTACCTTTTTATGATTGTTAAAATTATTTTCAAATTGTTTTTTAATTTCTTCAATTTTTTCTGTCTCATATTCTCTCTTACAAGTTGGGCATACAAATGAATCCGGATCAAATTCCAGTTTTGTATTACTAATTTCATCCCACTTTTTATATAATTCATTTTTTCTTTTGCTGTCTTGCTCTATTTTTAGTTGTCTCTCATCCAATTCTTGTCTTTTATTTCTCAACATACTTTCATTTAAGGCCTTATCATTTATTAGTTTTATTTTTTCTGCTACATATTGCTGCTTATTTTCCTTTTCTAGTGTAATTTTTAATTCATTTAATTCATTTTTTGCCTTTGCAAGTTTATCGGCTTTTTCTATATTTTCTTTTGCTCTCGCTTGTATATCAAACATCTCTGTTTCAATTTTTTTCAATTCTTGATTGTATGTTTCTTTTTGTTTTTCTAATTCATCATAATTTATATTATGCTCTGTTACTAAAGTATTGGTAAGTTCATCTATTCTTATAGGAATACTTTCCTTTTGATTATTTAATTCCTTTATTTTAGATTGAATAACCTTTTTATAATCTTCTATACTTCTACCATTTAAGTTTTGTTGTAATGTTTTAAATTCTTCATTTGCGTTTAATATCTCCTCATCTGTTATTTGATTACCAGATATATTAGTCAATATTTCTCGTCTTTCCTGCCATTTTAATTGTTTATTAAAATACAAAGGATCTGTTATTAATTTAAATAGACTTTCTGGAACTAAACTATTGATTTTTTCTTCATAATCTTTCTTTTTGACTGGTACTTCATCTATCCAATAACTTGTCTCGTGTCCAGAAAATTCTTGTTGTGTTTCTCCCCTTTTAGTAACCCATTTTTCCTTCAGCATTTTTTTAAAAGTCATATCCACTCCATCTATTAGTAAAATAGCCTCAACTTCATGTTCTAAAAAATGAATTGGTTTATTATTTTCATCTAATGTTTTTATATTAAAATCTTTCCTATCGCTACTATCTTTATCAAAAAATAGCCATTTAAAAGCATCAAATACGGTTGTTTTTCCTGTTGCATTTTTTCCATATATATTTGCGTTTTTTCCTTCGAAATTAATCTCTAAATTTTTTATTCCCTTAAAATTTTTTAGTTTTAAATTAGATATCTTTATTTGCATTTTTATTCTCCTTCCTTGTTTTCATTAACTTTTCTACATCTTCTAACGCTTCCAAAAGTCCACATTGGGAACATATATCGGTTTTTCCATCTCTTCTGGACAATGCAGGCCTTTCTCCAAGTATTCCTTTACATCTAGGGCATATTCTCATTTTTGTCACCTCTTTTACAAATACTCTTCGTATTTTTCACTTATATTTTTAATCCATTCTGTGTTTACTCTATCTAGATATGTACTCCACGCTGACTTATAAGAATTCCACCACCAGCCTTTTTTCTTTAAAGCATATATTAATTGTCTTTTACATTTCATAGTAAATTTTATATACGCTCTGTCTCCCTCAATATAAGATGTAAAATTTTCATCTTCATAAATAATTTCTTTTCTTATTTCTTTTACTTCGCCATTTATTGATGATTGGTATAATTTATATATATTACTGTTTTTTCTCCACTTATATTTTTCTTGTAATTGTTCATATACCTCTATAAACTTTTTATTATCAATGGTTGCTAGGTTCATAATATCTTTTGTTGGATCTAAATTTAATTGAATAAGCCTTTTTATTCCATCAATAATATATTTTACTTTTTCTTCTTTGGAATCATCTTTTTGAGCATTTTCTACTTGTTTTCTTAAGTCCTCGAACCATTCACTCAATTCATGTGAAGCCTTCAATATTTGTTCACTTTTATCAAGTCTTTTAGAATTATATTTTGCTGGCCCTGCTACCATAACTGGTACATGTTGAGATTCATACTCTAATATTTTTGAATATTTTTTATATAAGTTATCTAATATTTTTTGCTTTTTAACCTCAGATATTGGCCATTCTATAACTTCATTAGCATATGCTTTGTAGCATTGTTCAGTGTTGGTTCCCCTATTATAAAAACTATTATTATTTGTCCTTTGTATTAAATCCTGCCTTAATTCATGTATTTCCATATTACTCCTCTCTTGATTTCTTTAGATATGTATGCTACAATATTTAAAGAAACATTTATATATGTGTTTTTTAGAACTATTTATTTACTTTGGTCGGTATTTGGTAGTTCTATTATTTTTGCGGTTTCATCTGTTTCATTTATCACTATGTCTTTTACTAGTGCTGAAAAGTTATCTGAAGCAATTTCGTAGATTTTCTTTAATTTGATATTTTTATTATTGTATTCATTTATAAAACATAAGTCCTTAATCATTTTAAATTGTTCTGCACATTCTGTTTTTATATCTTTAATTTCTTTATCCCTTCTTGCAATTATTTCTTGAAGTTTCTTATTTTCTACTGCTTCTCTACTATGTTTCCCTGGCATTTTCTTTTTCCTCCTTTCAAACTTTTTAATCTATATTTCATCTTTAATAATGTTAATAACATATTTTTATATTTTGTTTTAGCTTCTGCAATATCAATACATTCATTTAATAACTCCTGGTAATATTGAATCATTTGTACCCTCCTATATTTCTTCAAAAAATATATGTTTTATTACTGTTATTGTATCGTCCTTATCTAATTTACTTGCTTTTAAATATCCTATCGCATATAGTAATTTTGTATCTTTGTCATTCATTTTTTCTTTTTCAAATGTTTTCTGTAGCTCTCTTTCTGCATCCTTTAAATTTGCACTTTTTTCCATTGTAAAATCCTCCTTTATTAGTTTTGATCTTCATCTAAGAAACTCTCTAAAACTAATACTATAATTAAGCCAAAAACAAGTATTAAGTATTCCCCTCCAAATGCTTTATAACCTCTTGTTCTAGTGGCATATTTGATTGATACTATTGTTAAAATAACTGTTGCTATTATTGTAATAAGTTCTAATATTCTTACTATAAATTTTTTCTTATTCGTAATTTTCATTTTCTTTTCCCCCTTCTACTTTAATTCCTGCATACTCATAAACCTTTGATGCTATTATATTGTATGTCCATCTGCCATCCGGTTTTTGTATTGCCACTCCGAAAAGGGAATTTTCCCTGCTGTAGACCAAGCCTAACAGACTGTGCTCTCATTTTTATAATTTTTCCAACTTCAGTTGGTGACATTTTTTCTACTTCCATTTTTTCCTCCTTGTTTTTGGTGTGTCGTCTCGCATTCTTTTAATTTTTTCATATTTTTCCTCCTTTTAATCTACTTTTTGTAGAGTAGTAGGTAAAATAATATAATCCTTTGAAATTTTATATAAATTACAAAGTTCTTCAAACTCCGCTATTTTAATTGATGTTCTTCCCTTTTCCCAATTAATAATAGTTCCTTTTGTTTTCTTCATTTCCTTGGCCACCTCATCTAATGAATAACCTGCGTTAACTCTTGCTGCAGTTAATGTTATTTGTAATTTTTTCTCCATATTTTTATTCACTCCCTTCTTGATTTGTTCACATTATATTCTACTTTTTGTAGAATGTCAATACTAAAAGTAGAATTTTTTAAACTTTTTTATTGATTTTTTCTACTTTTAGTATTATAATATAGTCAAATGTAAAGAAAGCGAGGTTTTTATATGGACAAAGATAGTAAATACAAAAAACTATTTTCAAAAAATTTGAATTATTATATGACATTAAAGAATAAGACTCAAACGGATATTATAAATGATTTAGATATAAATAAGTCTGCTATTTCTAGCTGGTGCAATGGAACACGACTTCCTAGAATGAATAAAGTACAATTATTAGCAGATTATTTAAATATAAATGTTTCTGATTTAATAGAAGGTAGTTGCGACAATAATAACTATTTTGAATTTATATCTGAAGACGATTCTATGTATCCTATACTCGATATTGGAGATATTGCCTTAATATACAAGCAAAATGTAATTGACAAGACTGACAACAAAAATAAAGGAACCTATCTTATAAAATTAAATGGAAAAAATACCATAAGAAAATTTGTATTAGATAAAGAAAAAAATGTATATCAACTAATTGCAAAGAATACCTGTTGTAAAACAATAGATATTCCTGCTGATAATCTTTATGACACAGTACAAATAATAGGTAAAGTAGTAAAAGCAGAAAATGAAAGTGCTTTTAAATAAGGAAGGAGATTTACTATGTCAAAATGTGATGTCTGCAATAATAAAATCAGTATCCTAAATAAATATAAAGTTTTAGATGGTTCAGTATGCTTAAATTGTATAAGAATTTCAAATTCTTTTCAAACTAATACTATTGAAGAATTAAAAAAATACTGGAGTATAAATGAATCAAGATTATCGGTTTTTACTCCAACAACTACATTAAAAAATTTAGGATCAACACCTATTTATATTGATTCAACAAATGAATTACTTATTATAGGTAAGCAAACTAAAAAACTTACTGATATTGTTTTTTCTTTTAGCGAAATAAAAAATTATAGTTTAGAGAAAAAAGGTGAGAAAATTGTTACAACCAAAAAAGGTTCTATTAATAGAGCATTAGTTGGCAATTTAGTTGCAGGTCCAGTTGGTGCAATAGTTGGTGCTTCCACTGCAAAGGAAGAAACAAAAACAGTTGGTGGAATTCCAATTTTAATAATTAACCTAACTATTCCATCAGGTCCTTTCCAAGTATCAGTCCCTTATCCGTCAACTAACCTTATAAGTTTTTTAGACAAATGTATAGAAAATAATAAATAAATTATAAAACAAAAAGGATAAAGTGTTTCATTTGCGAGACGACACACTCTATCCAAGGACGCAACCACTTGAAGTGATTACTTTTGTATTATATACAAAAGCCTTAATTTTTTCAAGTGATTTGCAAAATTATATTGAAAAAATGGAGGTTTTTTATTATGAAAAGAGCAAATGGCACAGGCACGATTGTTAAATTAAAAGGAAATCGTAGAAAGCCTTGGTTTGCAAAAGCAACAGTAGGATATAAAGAAAATGGACAGCCTATTCAAAAAGCAGTATGTAATGAAAAAGGAGAAAAATATTTTGAATCAAGACCAGAAGCTGAAGAAACACTTATCTGGTGGAACAAAAATCATGGTAATTTAAATGTAAATAAATTAACCTATACTTTTAAGCAACTATTTGATGAGTGGTCTGAAATCTTTATTCCTACAAAGGAAGAACGAAAGAGAATGAGAAAAACACACGAAACTATAAAAGGAAAACTTGGACTATCAAATTCCATGGGATTATTAGCAGCAGCAAAAAAATTCAAATCCTTATATAATAGGAAATATTCTTCAATAAAAAAGAATGATTTTCAGCAAATTATTTATTCTACTGATGGAAAAAAGACTAAAATTGTTGATATGCGTAATCTTATAATGAAATTAGATGATTATGCCCTAGGAGAAGATATTATAATAAAAGGATATGGATCACTATTAGAAGTCGAATACGAAGAATCTGATGGGCAAAGAGCACCTTATACATATGATACAATTGAAAGAATTTGGCAACATGAAGGTGAACTAATCGCAGATATACAACTTATTCTTCTTTACACAGGTATGCGAATTGAAGAACTTTTATTTTTAGATACAGCAAGCATAAATATGGAAGATGAATATTGGATTTGTGGATTAAAAACAGAAGCTGGTAAGAATAGATTAATACCTTTGCATCATGAAATAGTACCAATTGTAAAAAGATATTTCAATAAAGACAATAAGTATTTATTTATGATGAATAACGGAAAAAGATTATATTATGACAAATATAGAATAATGTATGTAGAATTTATGGATAATTTACACTTAAAAGATGATTATACTACACATGAAACGAGATATACTTTCCGTTCCGAACTTGATAGAATGGGAGCAGACGATAGATGTATGGATCTTTTAATGGGACATCAAAGTGGAAATGCTGGAAATAAAGTATATAATCAAAAAACATTTGAGGAATTAAAAGCTACTATTGAACTGATAAATTATAGAAAGAAAAAACATGAAAAAATTACATATTTAAGAGCTTAA